CTTACCCTTGTGACCTTGTGCAAACTGTGGGGCGGTTTTTCGTGGGTGGGGGTAAAATTTTGTTCGTATTCTGTTCATTTTTCTCTAAGTACCTAGCGTTTCACAATGTGAAACAAATATTTGTTGCATAATATACATTACAGGGCAAAAAAACAACGTAAAAAGCCTTATTTTTCGCCATTCTCTGCCCTCGGCTCGTTGTTCGTGTTTTGACATACCACATATGGGGGGTTGTTTTCTAGTTGTGCTTTAATTGCACACCACGAACCACCGACCTCGGCTCTTGCAACGTGGCAAAAGCTCTGATTGCCCTTCAAAAAATCAAAATCTTTTGATCTATATAGAAAAACCTCCCTTGAAGAAGCGACCCTTTGCAAGATAAACAAACCCTTCATAATATTCGAATATTTATGATGAAAAGATTTTTGATGAGGTCGCAAAGATTGTAACAATTTAGAACTCTCGCAAACCTTACATTCTATGAATAAAACTTCTTTTAATTTATTGAATAATATAAAATCAGGAAATCCATTAATTGTTGATGTTTCAATACGAATTGGATTAAATTCTTTTAATTTTTCTTTGACCATTTTATAAAGATTTTTTTCTGCGCCCATTAAAAATATAACGTTACATTATTAATATAATTACAAAAATCAATTATACAAAAATCGTTACTAGTGTTTTTTCTGGACTTCTTTTTATAAATAAAATTTTCTTAAAAAGTCCCCCAATTACCTAGAAGAAAAGGTTTAAATTGCTACACTACCACACTACTAAAAAAAAGAACTGTGGCACTGTTTTGCTATATTTTTCAATACTTATAACTCAATTGCTACACTGCTACACTTCTTTTTTTTTCAAAAAACTTTTTTTTCTAAATTTTTTCAAAAAAACTCTTGTACTGTTCCACTGTCCACGAACCACGAGCCAAACTCCTTTAGTTCTTTTTATCGAATAATTTTCCATAAAGCGAAAAACCGGTTTTAAAGGCCATAGAAGGTATCATAATTTATCATATAAAAACATAAGGGGAACTTTTTCAACCTATCTAAAAACGTCTTAAAATGGAGAAACCAGGGCAGCAGTTTATTAAACTATTTTTAAATATATCATAATTTATCATATAAGAGCCATACAGAGCATTTTAACAGAGCTCTAAAAAAATCACTCTCAAAAATAAACTTGACACTTCTAGCCCTCTTAAAATCGGACCAGTCTTTTTACGATTTCAGGCAGTCAATTATTTCAAATAAAATACTTTAATTTATGATAAAAATGCTTATATTAATTAGTAATGAAGATTTTAATTGAAGCCATTTTTACAACCACACTAGATTTATATAATTTAGTCATTGGGGTAATTAGGGTCGACTTCGGTCGGTAAGTATTGAACTTATTTCGTTAGGTGTTCCGAACATATTGAACACTTAATGCGAGGATAAATAGATAGTCCTTAAGGCACAGAGCCTAGAAGGTGACACCTTCCAAAGTTGAACAGTCGAAACACTCCAAAGCTATACTGATGAGCCTTAAATAGGCGAAACACTAAAGGGGGATATTTTCCCCCTTGTCTATAGCAATAGGAGGCTATTTATTATGAAACAAGATTATTTAAACCAAAGAGCAGATTTTTGTTTTTCAAAAGATGATCACCCCAACGAATATTGGACAAAATTGCCCTATCATCGTTTTATAAGAAAACAAATTAAAACGATCAGCGAGGCGAGAGCCTTTATTCGATACATTGTTAAAATTGGCAAATGTTGGCATTTTGACGATGACTTAAACCCTTATGAATTAGATTTTAATGGGTATGAGTGTTTTTTCTTAGAACAAAGAAGAAACGAATTTTATAATTTTAAAGACGATCAATGGGGCAAACATGGTTGCCCCATTGGTTACGCTTTACATTGCCATAAATTAAATGGGGACTTATAAAGTCCCCTTTCCCTTGAGTGTCTATAGCAATAGGAGGCTATTTATTATGAATAAGAAACAACAAAAAAGATATATTGAATTAGTAGATAAAGTAAGAAAAGGCGAACACATTACAGAAGAATATCTTGAACTAAACGAGCTACAATTTATTCGAAATAAAGAAAATATTAATTTTCGTTTGAGTGGTGATAATAAATATTATTACGCTGATCAATGTTTTCAATTTAAACGAAACTTAAAAAAATTATTAGAAAAATCTACTAAAGATTATGATCAAAGATTATTGAACAGAGTGGAAAACCAAGGAATATCTTTCCACGATTATTCAATCAATATTGGTTACAGTCGATATAATGAAGACTATAAAAGATTTAATTCTAAGCATGAATTATTAGGTTTTATAGTTGGATTTAATAACGCAATGGAGAGGGCTTCTTAGCCCTTTCTCTTGAGTGTCTATAGCAATAGGAGGCTATTTATTATGAAACTACAATTAACACGACAAGAACATTTTGAATTTTTAAGATTAACAGACTTAATAAATAAAAAAGAATATTTCTTTGATCTTATTAAAAAAAATATCCCTTGGTTTAATAATTTCGATATTCTTTATGAAATTAAAGAAGTTGATAATTATGGAAGTGGAGGTAATTTTTTTCATTTATTTATACATTTAAATAATGATCATATTATTGCATATCATTATGCAACTAACTGCCTTGAATACTCTTTCAAACCTTGGAAAAGTATTGACGAATATATTAATTATGATGACGAGGAAGAGGGTTTCGGTTATGAAACCAATAATCCCAACCACGATAATAGAATAATCGAAAATATATCTATTGAAAATCAGGAGGAGGCTTAATTGCCTCCTTCTCTGAGTGTCTGTAGAAAGGGGGTGATTTATTTTGATAATGTCCAAAGAAATGCAAGAAATGTATAATGCCAATGTTGGTTGGGGCAAATTATTTGCACCGAATGAAATGGGAATTAGAGCTTTTATTCAATTTTATAAAAGTTTTATAAGCAATAAATAAATATAAATCATAATAAAAGCCACGAGCCACGAGGCGAGTTTCTCTCTTCGTGGTTCTCTTTAAGTGTCTATAGCAATAGGAGGCTATTAAATATGAATAAAAAACAAAAAGAAAAATATGAAGAGGTGCAATATTCAGTAAATCAAATAGTAATTGATCTTGAAGAAATAAAAAAAGATCTTGAAAAGGAAATCAAAAAGCAAAATGAAGATATTCAAAATCTAGTAAACACAATTGAAACCCTAGAAGATAAATTAATTGATTTACATAAGGACAAGACGCAAGAAGAAAAAGACGATTTAAATTATGAATTAGCCAATATTTTAGATGATAACTCTGCTTATGATTTAGTGAGAAAATCAAAAGGATGGGGGGAAAATATTAATGACTAGTTTAATTAATGATTTAAATGATTTAGTCGAACAATTTGAAAGAGAAAAAATATCAAAGAAAGTTCTTTTAGATACTCTTTTAAATATTGTCTCTCATGAGAGAAAATCAAAAGCAATATTATTTACTCATAAAAATTATGAAGCAGTAATATTAAAAAAAGATGAATTTGATTTTTTATATAATTGGCTTAGTGAAGATTTACACCTAGCAATTAAAGAAGACACTATCAACGAGGCTTCTAAACTTATACTAAAATCAATCATTGAAAGGAATGAAAAGGGCTTCTTAGCCCTTTTTGTCTTGAGTGTCTATAGCAATTAAGGAGGCTATTTAATATGATAACTAATAGACAAAGAGCATTAAAAGTAAAAAAACTTTTAGGATTAAATGAAAAACTTTATGAGAAGAACCAGAAAAACACATATCCAAGGGTTGGGGATGTCATTGCAGATTTAAGGCATTATTGCGATTTATTTAAATTAGATTGGGAAAAAGAAATTCATTTATCTAATTTACATTATGAGGAAGAAAGCCAATGACAGTAACACAAAAAGACATTGATCAAATGTCAGAAAAAGAAAAAAAACTTTTCAAGCTTCAAAACGAAAAAGAAGAAATTGAAAGTTATATAAATTTCTGGCATCGAAAAATAAATTTTGCAAATAAAAGATTAAAAGCGAATGATGAAAAATTAAAAGAAATTGAAAAGAAAATTAAAGGGGTTTAAACCCCTTTTCTCTCTGAGTGTCTATAGCAATAGGAGGCTATTTAATATGAATATAAATAAAACTTTAGAAGAATTAGGAAGTCAAAAATATATTACTGAGCAGAAATTAGAGCTTTTAGAAAAAATGAAAAAAATTAATGATCTTATTTTTTCTGCTCAAGAGAATGTCATTGAAATCCAAGAGCAAGGGGAAGATATAAACGACTTTGAACCCTTTCTTGCAAACTATCCTTTTCAATTATCTTTTGATGAGATTAGAACTCAATGGGGAGATATCGAAGAAGCTGAAACAATAAAGAAGGATTTTGGGGGTTAATCCCCCATTTCTTTGAGTGTCTATAGCAATTTAAAAAATCAAAAATTTTTACTTAAAAACCTGGATCTCAAAAAATTTTTTTAAATAAAAATTGCATTAGTGCCATACGCATATACGCACGTATATATAAGTGTCTATAGCAATAGGAGGCTATTAAAAATGATTAGTAAACAATTATTTGATACATTTTCTTTATCTACTCAAGAAGAATTAACAGATGAACCATTTTCATTTAGAGAATGTTCTAAATGCCAAGATTATTTTGATCTTGGTGGCTCTCATCAAGAAAGAGAAGAACAAGCTATGTATTTAAGTTCTGAGAATTTTGAATGTGATGACAAAAAAATTGAAGATTATCAGAATAAAAACAATTTTGACATTGATGACAATGTTTTTTGTTGGGACTGCATAAAAACAATAAGAGGAGAATTGGAGGGAAATTAAGTTTTCCCTCCCTTTGTGTCTGTAGCAATAGGAGGCTATAAATTATGAGAATAATACCAAACAACTACGAAAAATATAATACAGATCATATTATAAAAGATGATTTAAACGATTTAGAAATATTCGCAGATACTATAAAAATGGTTGCTTGTTGTCATACACCAAAAACAAAAAAACCTTTTTGGCATTATAGATTTAAAGATTTGAATCAAATGGATGAAACAATCAAAAAAGCTATTGAAAGAAGAATTTCACAAAAACAATCTGTAGTCGAAAGAAGAAAAGAAAGAAGCCAAGGGCACGATTATCAAATCGGTGACTTTATTTACTGTTCTTGGGGATATGATCAAACCAATGTTGACTTTTTTAAAGTTGTAGCTCTAAAAGGCAAACAAACAATTGAAATTGTCAAAGTACAAAAAGAATATGTCGAACAAAATGGGTCATATGGAAACAAAGTCCAACCAACAAGGATTGAAAAAGGGGAAACCATGACAAAAAGAGTGGGTAGAAATAACCATATTGCTTTATATGGCTTTACTTATGGCAGTAAGTGGGACAATGTCCCCAAATACGAGACTGATTCTTTATATGGTCATTAAATAATTTTAAGGGAGGGAAATTAAGTTTTCCCTCCCTTTGTGTCTGTAGCAATAGGAGGCTACCAAAAATGAAAAAAAGTAAAATTAAAGAATGGGAAATGAAAACAAATTATTTTTTAAAAAATATGAGAATAACAAAAGTTACTTTCAAACCTCATGACCAATGGGGAGAGGGTGAAATCGATGGACATGGAATTGTCCTTCATCTTAATAAGCCTTTTGGTGTCAAACAAATGAAACAAGATATTGAATTAATGATTATGTCAGATGAAGAAGGAAATGACGTTGGGGCAATTCATACAAATTTGAGAGATCTTTCAATTATTCCAAGTCTTTAGATCAAAATCAGTATAAGGGGCTTTCATTAGGAAAACCCCTTATTGTCTTATTAAAGGAGGAGTGCATTTTATAAATACACTCTATTACTATAATAATTTTTAAGACATTATCATTAAATAAAAATTGCATTAGTGCATACGCATACGCACGTATACATATATAAGAAAGTGTCTGTAGCATTTATTGTAAAAAGCTATAAAATAATATAAGAAAGGAAAGAAGAATGAACGAAACAGAACAAACATGGCTAAATAAACACGCCAAAAGAAAAGAAGAGATACTTATAAAATTAGAAAAGTATTTTAAAGTTCGAGGCAAAGCAAAAGTGGAGTTAGTGAATGATCGTTTTACTCACGAAATCACAAAATTACAAAACGAACTCCACGACATCAATAAATTGATGGATTTAATATAATGGGTAAAACTATTGGATCATGTAATGCAGTGTCAATGCGTCATGGTCCACCAACAGGTGCTGCTAAAATTAAAAGAGCAGCTAAGAAAAAACGGAGAAAAAAGAAAAAATGAGTAAAGATAAAAGTAAGTGGGTATCTCAAATGATATCTGCTAAAACAAGAAAAATGTTGGAAGAAATGTGTCTTAAAACTAGGCGATCTGTTCCGACTGAACTTGAAATGATTGTGGAAGAATATCACAATATGATGTTCGAACGAATAAAGAAGTAGGGTTTATACCCTACTTCCACCACAAGTGCAGACTTTATCGTCCATTTTTAATAATCTTTGTTGAAGATATTTAATATATTGCTCTTGTAATTGTTTTTCTGTCATTTTGTTAATTTCTAATTCTGTTAATCTTTTTACTAAATTATCTTTGAATGGTTTTGTTTCCATTTTTCACTCCTTTTTAAAATTTACATTATATATACGTGCGTACGCACGAAATCTTAGTATATCAAATTCTTGATATAAATTTCCACACATTTATTTTTAAAAACATCAAATAAATTTATTGACATTTCATTTTTTTCACAATCTTAGCTAAATTACAGTTACTTGGTGAAAACTTTATATTTTCGTCATCAATCATCATTAAAATTACCCCCATTTTCTTTTGATTTGAAGTTGGACATCTATTAATTTCTTTTTTGGAAGGATATTTATACTTTTTTCTATGAGTAATTGTCTTAACATCAATTAAAAAAACTTCTCCATCATCATTTACTGCAATAATATCAATCAATCCATTCGGAGAAGTGTTCGTAAACACTAAAAAACCATTTTTTATTAAAAATTGTGTTGCTTTGAGTTCTGAAATAACACCTGTTGCGTGTTTTTCATTCAATAAATTGTTTTTAATTGAATATCTTTTGTTTGACATCAGAATACAATTTTAAAGGTATTTGCATTCTATAAATAATAGAGCTTTTATAAAGCACGACTGTACGACCACCTTCTTTATCTTTTCTAATCATCGAAGCCATTAACTTTAACTCATCTTTATTTTCTTGAAGAATCCATCCAACCTCATCGCATATAGCCGTTTTTAATTTTTTCATATCACCATACGTGTGCCATCCAGACTCTTCTTCGACAGTGTCTCTCCAAACGACATACTCAAGTTGATAATCCATAGCTTGAGTATAGAAAATTATTTACTTTTTTAAAGTATTCTGCCCCGGAACTAATTTTTCAAAAACTTTAAGTTTTTCAGGGTTTTTTCCAGTATACCAAGTTTGTTCTTGACTAGAATTAACTCCTAAACCTCTTGCTTTTAGTTTTGATAGAGAAACTTGTACCGCCTCAGAAACAGAGGCTAAACTATAGTCATCACCAAACATAACTCCATCAGTTTTTAATTTGGGCCACCAGTTTTCTATATCATCCATAACTGGTTCATACTCGTGCGCTCCATCTATCATAATATAGTCGATTGAATTGTCTTTAAAATTTTCTAAAATTTTAGAATCATCCGATCTTCCTTGGCAAACAATTACCATTCCTCTTTCAATAAAAAACTCTAAATTATTTTTAAAAGTTGATGAAAAATCTTTTGATAAATCTAAGTTTGAATGTTCCGAAGACCCTTCAAAAGTATCTACTGAATAAATTTTTACATTCGTCTTGTTTGCATTAAACAAAGAGGTAGCTAAATAATGAGTAGACCTTCCTAAAAAAGAACCTATCTCTATTATTTTTCCATCATCACTAATTTGATCAACAATAATGTCGTAAGTTTCTGAGTAGTTAAACCATCCTGGGATTTTAAAATAATTATGTTTCATTTTTTTTCCTTTCCTGCATTTCTATTGCAGTTTTAAGTATTATTTCTTGCATATTAGTAAAATAATTTTTACCCATAAGTTTTTCTGCTAACTTACGAGCTCTTCTTCTTTTGTTTTCCTCATTTTTATAACGCTCTGAAGCACGTTTATCAGTAATTTCATAAACTGGTCTTTTTTTAAGGCGATATTTTCTAGTAGAACTCAACATAATATCTATTTTTCTCTATTTTTTTCTTGTAAAAATTTTTCTACAATTTCAACAGATTCTAATAAATTTTCTGCTGTGTCAAATTTACAATAAAGAAGAATATTTCTAAGTGCTTTTTTTAATTCGTCTTCTTTAACAAATTTATACGCTTCACTTAAATCAACCATTTATAATTTCTCCTTTCATTTCAAGAAACAATTCAATTGTTAAAATTGACCATTTAAAATTTTTAATAGGTTTATTTTTACAATAATTTAAAACATCTTTTGCTGCCTCTATTAATTCTTTTTCTTTCAGCCATATTAATTTATTTCTATCAACTAAATCAACCATTTTTTAAACTCCTCTCCCATTATTTGAGTTGCTATATTTATTTTCTGCCGAAGACTTTTTAAGATGTTTTCATCTACAGTTCCTTCGCAAACTAAATCAACGTATGTTACCTTACTTTCTGTTCCAATACGATGATTTCTGGCTTCCGCCTGTTCCCTTATCTCTAAGTCATAATCATTAGAATAAAAAATCATGGTTTTGGCTATCGTCAAAGTCAGTCCATACCCCCCTGTCCGAGGGTGACCGACCAAGAACCTCATATGATGTTTCGGATTTAAAAATTTTTCTAATATTTTAGGTCTTTCTGTGCTTGGAGTTTCTCCATAAAAACCCTCCGCGGACCCCGATCCGAACTTCTTATCTAAAGTTTCAATTACTTTTCTAATATTATGGCGATACGAGCACCAAATAATTACTTTTCCATCGACCTCCTCAATTGTATCGAGTAATTCTTTTAATCTATTTTCAGAAAAATCAATAATATCACCTTCATCAGTCGTCATATAACCACACGCAATTTGATGAAGTCGTTTTAATTGAGCAATCAAGGTGGCCGTAGTTAATTCCCCCTCTTCTAACTGAACCAAGGCTAAATTCTTCATTTGAACATAAGCTTTAAGTTGTTTTTCATTCATGGGAACACGTCTTTTCATATAAATTTTATCAGGAAGATCTAATGCTTCATCTTTAGTAACACGATAAGAAAATTGCCGTATTTTATCTGTAAGTTCGTCTAGTCTTTTATATCCGGTAACTTTATTAAAACTACGACCACCAAAAGATAATTTAACTTGATCACAGTATCTGGCCTTAAACGAATAAATGGAGCTAAACCCTAATAAGTCTTCACTTAAAAAAGCACATTGACCATATAAATCTTCTGGTGATTTCGTAATAGGTGAACCTGTTAAAATAACACGATATTTAGCAGTGCTGCCAATTTTAATACAACGCTTTGTCCTCTTCGTAGACATATTTTTAATAATTGTAGACTCATCAATACACATTAAAGTTTTTCCAGAATAACTAAAACTATCTGCAATCTTGGAGCCATAGGCAGTAATAATGCTTTCAACATTCATAATCAAAATTTTTAATTTTTGATTAATAGAAAATAATTTTTCTTTTATTTCCTTTTGTTCTTTCTTAGTTTTTGCACCTTCCCAAACATGAACTTCAAATTCAATATGATCTGCTAAATGTTTTTTTAATTCATCACGCCAATTATATTTAATTCCATTAGGACAAACGACAAACAATTGATCAATTTTTCCATTATCATAAAGAATAGAGACACCATCAATAAGTACCTTAGTTTTACCACAACCCATTTCCATAAATAAAGCATACTCAGGACTATGATTCTCAAATTGAGACATCATTGCACCTAAGCCGATTAACTGGTGTTGCATAGGTTTAGTTTTAAACTTGTATTTTTCTAATAACATGATTATAAAATTATTCTAAGGAAGAAATTATTATGAATGATGAAAAAAGTAAAGTTTATATTGTACAAGATGTAATGAGAAAATATCCTGATGGTACAATACGATCGCTCGATTATTCTAAAGCCAAAAGATTTGGTGAGGTAATATTTTTATTCGAGGGTCAAAAACAGGTGGTTATGTCTCCTCAGCCTACAATAAGAAAATTAAAAAGTATGCTGAAAAACATAAAAGATACAGACTATATATTACTAGTAGGAGATCCCGCACTTATTGGCTTGACCACAAGTGTGGTTTCATATATTCTTCATGGTAGATATAATATGTTGAAATATGATAGATTAGAAAGAGATTACTTTCCTATCAGAGTCGACATGAACGAATAAGAAAGGCAAAAAAAATGACCGAGAAACACGATAAGATAAATGGCGTAATAACGTATCATAAAAAGACGAAAGGTGGCATGGCAGTTTTTTATCCTAAACATGACATAACAGTCAAGAAGGATGAAAAAATAATTCTACACACTGTTCCAAGCAGACAAGACATCACTAAAAATTATGAGAAGTGTCCTATTGTTAGTTACACTATTTGTGATGCAACTGTAAGTACAGAAGATGCTGTCGCTGATGCAATAGCTGCTAAAATTTCTGATAAAGAATTTTCTAGATCAGATAAGAACATCATAAAGATGACAGTAGATGCATTACAAAAGATAGACAAAATGAATCTTGAAAAGAAAGATGTAAAAAAAGTAAAAGATAAAGTGATGGATTCTTTTACTAAGCTTATGGCAATTGGTATTGCACAAAAGATTTACGATAAGCAATTGGTAGATGTGAAAAATAAAAAAGAACAAGAATTGAGGAAGCAATATGACCCTAGATCTTAGAAGAGATAAAAAAGATTTTGAGGTTAATGAAGTCGACCCCATTTCTAAAGCTTGTCAAGATTATTTAAAATCAGAAGAAGAGATAAGCAATCTTGAATTATTAATTAAATCAAAAAAAGATAGTCTACGTCAGCAGAATGAATTGATTGTACAATTAATGGAAGAACGAGGAGTTACTTCTATTAAGATGAAAGATGGTCAAGCAGTTGACATCAAACCATTTTATACTGGAAGCATAGCTAAAGACAGACAAGAGGAAGCTTTTCAATGGCTTCGTGATAAAGGCTATGACGACATTATAAAAAATCAAGTTGTTGTAAAATTTGGTAGAGCAGAAGATGAAAAAGCTAATCAAATGTATACAAGCTTCTTGGAAAAAGGCTTTGATATTGATCGTAATATTAAAGTTGAGCCTATGACTCTTAAAGGTTTTATTCGTGAAATGATTGAGAGCGGTAAAGAACTTCCTATGGAAACTTTTGGAGTTTTTGTGGGACATAAAATAAACATAAAGAAAGGTAAATAATATGACCGAGAAAAAAGCGCAAGTAGCAAAAAAAGAAACAGGAAATGCGATAGCATTAAATGACTTACTAAAGAAGACAGGTGCTTCATTATCAGAGAGAGGTGCAGAAGACTTTGCAATACCTTATTTAAACATCATTGGGGACACATCTCCTCAAGTAGACGATACTGATGAAGATTATATAAAAGATGCTAAACCTGGGATGATATTTAATACTGTCACAAAAAAAGCATACGAAGAATTAACTGTTCTTCCTGTTTACTATAGAAGAAGATACGTTGAATGGGCAGAAAGAGGAGAAGGTACAGGAGCTCCTATTAATATATACACTTCAAGTCAATTCGAACAAATGAAAAGAGAAGGAAAAGTTGTTCGTGGCGAAGACAATAAAGAAAGAATTGTCGGAGGAGATACTTATATTGAGAACACTGCTGAACATTACGTAATTGTATTGGAACCAGAAGGAATGTGGACAAAAGCAATTATTAAAATGAAATCAACACAACTAAAAAAATCAAGAACATGGAACTCCATTATGTCTAATCAAAGAAGAGTAGATGGTGATGAAGTTTATCAACCAAAAGATTTTGCTCGTTCTTATTCTCTTAAAACTGTGAGAGAAAAAAATGATAAGGGTAAATGGTTTGGTTGGATTATCTCTGAAGGAAAATGGATTGATGAATTGAGTCACAAAAGCATACAAGCCATTTATGAAGATGCGATGATGTTTGAAAAACAAATACACGCGGGAGAGGTAGATTCAACACCTCAAAGAGATGATGAGAAAGTTGCCCCACAAGGGTCATCTGCACAAGCAGACACTGACTTACCATTTTAAACATAAAGGTATGGCTAGCCGATAAACTCGGCTAGCTTTTAAATTCGGAGGCAAAATGAATTTAGAATTAGTAAATAAATTTAAAAATATTTTTACGGGTTTAGAGAGAGCTCATGGAGTTTTTGAAAAATCAAATGAACCTCAAAATGGTAAAAAGGTAGAGGCTCATATGAAGACGGTCCACGAGCCGCCGACCATTCAAAAATTTGAACAACATTTAAAAGGAGAATATCCGGCTATGGGTATCGTTCCTATTGATGATAATAATGAATGTTTATTCGGTGCAATTGATATTGATGTTTATCCTTTAGATCATAAAAAGTTATTAGTAAATATTCAAAAGAAAAAATTTCCTTTAACCATGTGTTTATCAAAAAGTGGAGGAGCACATCTTTATCTTTTTACGAAAGAAAAGGTAACTGCCAAAGAAATACAAATGAAGCTTAGTGAAATGACGACAGCTTTAGGTTATCCTAGTGCAGAAGTTTTTCCTAAACAAATTAAACTTTTTCAAAGAGAGGGAGAGGAAAAAAGAGATACAGGTAGTTGGATTAATCTTCCTTATCATGGACGTAACCGATATGCGATTAAAGAAGATGGTACAGCAGCTACTTTAGAGGAATTTTTTCAATTATATGAAAAATATGTTGTTTCTAATCTGAGTAAAATAAAAACAGATTTCAAAAATGAAGTTATTAAAGATGGCCCACCTTGTCTTCAAATTTTAACTGAAGATGGTATCGGAGAAGGTGGTAGAAATAATGCGTTATTTAATATTGGGGTTTATTATCGTAAATTTGATCCCGATAATTATAAAAATCTTATTGAGGACTATAATCGTCAGTACGTACAGCCTCCTTTAAAATCTGACGAGGTTTTAGTTGTCATTAAGCAGGTGTCTCAAAGTGACTCAAATGGGGCACCAAGATATTCTTACAGATGCACTCAGCCTCCTATTGAATCCCTCTGTAACAAGAGGCTCTGTAAGAAGAGAAAGTACGGGGTGGGCGGAGAAAATGATCGTGAGCATCCAGTTTATTCTGATCTCAAGGTTTATAAATCTGACCCACCTCGTTACTTTCTCAATGTCGATGATTTCAGAATTGAATTATCTTCAACAGAAGATCTAATGACACATAAGAAAGTCATTCAAGCATGTATTGAGCAGCTTAATAGAGGCATTCCAAATATGGCTATGAATGAATGGAATCAGGCTTATACAGAATTGTTGGAACATATTTCTATCGACTATCCACCAGAAGAAGTGACGAAGAAAGGTGAGTTTAAAGAGTTACTGGAAGAATTTATTTTACATCAAGGAGAAGCATTATCGTTTGAAGATATTTTCTTAGGAAAATCTTACTCTGAAAATGGAGAAACATATTTTGCTTTAAAAGATTTAATGGATCATTTGAAAAGAAATGATTTTAAAGAATCACGAGCATGGGTTACAGTAAGATTAAGAGAAGAATATAAAGCAAAAGATTTAACTAAAATGATAAAGAAAATCAAAGTTAGGCTTTGGAAAATAAACGAAATTATATCTGATGACATTGAATTGGATGTACCAGATATGAAAAGAGAAGAGAAAGAAGAGGAGGAGATACCATTTTGACCTTACGACATTTAGATTTATTTAGTGGCATTGGAGGATTTTCTTTAGGATTAGAAAGTGCCGAATTAGTAGAAACAGTCGCTTTTTGTGATTTTGATAAATATTGCAAAAAGATTTTAAATAAGAACTGGCCTCAAGTGCCTGTTTATGATAATGTAAAGGAGTTAAATTATGACAGACTTAAATCAGACGGAATTATTTCAGGAGAAAAAGGAATCGACATCATCACAGGAGGATATCCTTGCCAACCTTTCTCCGTTGCAGGTAAGCAAAAAGGTGAGCAAGATCCGAGACACGTCTGGCCAGAAATGTTTAGACTTGTCCAAGAACTTAGGCCCTCTTGGGTTATTGGAGAAAACGTTGGTGGACACATTAAACTCGGTCTCGACACCGTACTTGAGAACTTGGCGAGTGAAGGTTACTCCACAAGGACATTTAGTATTTCAGCTTCGAGCATCGGTGCAAACCACCAAAGAGAAAGGGTATGGATTATTGCCCACTCCAATGAGCGCGGACGGAACGACAGGTTCAATCATTGGGAAGAACGACAAGTTCCACATGACCAAGAACGGGACTCTCAGAAAGGTCAATCAGAACGGGGTGGACGGGTCAATCGGATTGGGGAGACTAGTCCAATTATGGAGGACACCAGACGCTCATTGCGGTCGAGGGCCTTCGAGCAAAGAGAGAATGACAATGAAGTTGGAAAAGGGAATGCCGATCAGCATCAACGATCAAGTGGCACATCCCAATCTAATGTGGCCGACTCCGACAAATCAAACAGCAGGAAAAGGTCCTATGATGGAAACTTTGGTAACGAAAGAGGGCAAACCAGTTCAACCGAACGAAAGAGCCTACAATCCGAAAACAGGCAAACATGTTCAAATAACCCTAGATCGAGCAGCAAAATTGTGGCCGACTCCGACACAAGACTCAGCAACGGAGAGAACGAAGAAATACGCTCAAGGGGGGAAACCTCTGACACTAGCAGTGCAAGAAGAGGAGATAAAAAGATGGCCGACTCCGAGAGCATCAGCAGCAATGAACGAGAACTTGGAAACAGTCAAGAAGAGAATCGACAGGAAAGGAAAGTTAAGGGGCAAACTAGAGGAGGAGATGGCGATAGAAATGTTTCCAACAGAGAGATGGCCGACTCCGACAGCGAGAGACTACAAAGACAGTGGCAAAGCCGTAATAAATTCAGACCGCAATTTACTACCACAGAAAGTAGCGAAGAAGGACAAGGAACAATGGATCAAGGGTGGTGGGAGTTTGAACCCAACGTGGGTCGAGTGGCTCATGGGATACCCAACAGGGTGGACAGACTTAAATGCTTAGGAAATTCCGTAGTCCCTCAAATACCTTATTTGTTAGGGGTAAGTATTAGAAAAACAATAGAAAATGAGTAAACCTATCGTGGTCATCGGTCCACCGGGAACGGGTAAGACCACTTTCATTTTAAATAAGATAGAAGAATATCTAAAAGATGAAGTCAATATCAATGACATTGGTTTCTTTTCTTTTTCTAATAAAGCAGTTGATGAAGCAAAGCAACGAGCTGCTAGCCGCTTTAAAGTGCCTACAAATCAACTAGAGAATTTTTCAACACTTCATTCTTTCGCACTTCGCCAAATGAGTTTGTCGAGAGAATATATTATGAGTAAAAATGATTGGAGGAATGTATCAAATGTACTCAGGATTAGTATTAATGTTAGTAACGATGACGATAGCTTTTTCACCAGCTATGATGAAAAGTATATTCATCTTATAGAAAAAGCTAAAAGAAGAAATATAAGTTTAGATGAGGCATGGGCAATATACGCTAAAGACATTGTAAAACATAAATTAGACTATATTGCCAAAGGACTACAAGAATATAAGGACTATGGGTATGAAAATTTCACTGATGGTGTGACAGGTTATATGGTCAAAGATGTGGGACCAAAGAAAGACTTTACTGACCTTATTCGAGATTATGTTGACTCACCAAAAATTAAAAAATTTAAAGTTGTTTTCTTTGACGAGGCACAAGACATGTCAACAATTCAATGGAAGATGGCAGAGAAAATTTATTCTCACTCCGATACTAGTTATATAGCGATGGATCCTAATCAAGCTATATATACTTGGGCAGATGCTGATGTATCGAAGGCTTTAGAACTCAAGGAAAATGCAGAAAATTTAATTGTTCTAGATCAATCGAAGAGAGTCCCAAGAAAAGTTTGGGAAGTAGTTAATAGAGTAGAAGAACAGATTACAAACTCCGAGGATATCGAATGGCGACCCGCGGAGCGTGATGGTCAAGTCGAGTTTATTAGAAATATTTATCATCTAGATATGAGCCAAGGCTCATGGTTAATAATGGGGAGAACGAGATCTATTAGAGAAGACTTAGAGGAAATGTTAGTAAAGAAAAATGTTTTTTTTAGAGTCAAGATGAGAGACAATAAATATAGATACTCAATCAAAGCCCAAGAAAGAAATGCTATATTGACTTGGAAAGATTTAACAATTTACAAAAATTCTGTATCACTGAAGATGATCGAGAATATGTACAAAGTTTTAGGTAAGGATTTTGTGACGAGAGGTTATAAAAAAATAGTATCGGAACAGAGAAAAGCTTTACCAGATAAAAAAGTTTCTTTTGAAGAATTGGTTCAAGATTTTGGTCTTGTGGCCAACATTGATCAATCATGGGTAGAAGGTCATGAGTACCTTAAATACAGAAACAAGAGCGTATTTAGAAAACTTAGAATCAAGAGGAGAAGATATAGGTAAAGAACCAAGAGTTACTTTATCAACAATTCATCAGCAAAAAGGCGGGGAAGCTGATAATGTCGTTGTTTCTTTAGATATAGGAAAGATGTCTTATGACGAATATAAGAAGAATCCTATCAATGAGCATCGACTATTTTATGTAGCCTTTTCGAGAGCAAAAGAAAATCTCTATATAATCACGCCAACAAGCAAGGAGGCTTACAGAGTATGAGTAAACAAATAGGAATGTTTAAACCAAAATCAGAGTGGCTCCCACCACAGGAATTTAAAGACATTAAAGATGCGAAAAGAATTGCCATCGACTTAGAAACTAAAGATCCGAATATTATGTCAAAAGGCCCAGGATGGGCTACCAACGATGGACATATTATTGGTGTCGCTGTAGCTATAGATGGTTGGGAGGGCTATTACCCTATTCGACACGAGAATAGTTTTAACTTTGACCCTACAGTTACTTTTGATTGGTTAAGGGAAATGCTATCGACTGATTGTGATAAAATTGCTCATAATGCTTCTTATGATTTTGGGTGGTTAAAAGCAGAAGGAATAAAATGGAATGGTCGTATTGTCGATACAATGGTAGCCGCTCCCTTAGTGGACGAAAACAAATTTAGTTACTCTTTAAATGCTTTGTCTAAAGAATATTTAGTAGATTCTAAATCAGAATGGGGGATTGTATGAGGCAGCCGCACAGTTTGGCGTTGATGCTAAATCAGAGATGTATAAAATGCCTGCCACGTTTGTAGGTGAATATGCTGAACAAGATGCAGCTCTTTGTCTACGTTTGTGGGATCGCTTACAAGAAGAAATTACTAAAAATGATTTACAAACAATTTTAGATCTAGAATTAGACTTGCTTCCTATTCTTATTGAAATGAGAATGAAAGGTGTACGAGTTGATTTAGAGGCAGTTGATAAAGCAGAAAAAGATTTAATAAGAAGAGAAAATAAACTTTTAAAATATGTTAATGATGAAACAGGGATGAAATGTGATATTTGGGCAGCTAGATCGATTGAAGAAGTTTTTAAAGGATGTGGGATTGATTATCCTCAAACAGAAAGAGGGAACCCTAGTTTTACAAAAAGTTTTTTAGAGAACCATCCTCATAAAATTCCTAAAGCTATTGTAGAAGCTAGGAGTTATAATAAAGCTAGAACCACTTTTACTAATATGATTAATAAATTTCATCATAATGGAAGGATACATGCTAATATTAATCAATTAAGAAGTGATAGTGGTGGAACTGTTACCGGTAGATTTAGTTATAATAATCCTAACTTACAACAAATTCCTGCAAGAGACTCAGCTAATGCTGAATTAAAGATAGGAACTTTAATTAGAAGTTTGTTTTTACCAAATGAAGGAGAAAAATGGGGTTCATTTGATTACTCACAACAAGAGCCACGTTTAGTGGTTCATTATGCGAATAAAGTGGGACTTGAAGGATCAAAAAAGCTTTTAGAGGCGTATAGAGAGGACAAAAACACCGACTTCCATACGATCATGGCTGAAATAGCCAATATACCACGTAAGAGCGCTAAAACCATAAATTTAGGACTTTTTTATGGAATGGGTGTTGGAAAACTGTCAGATCAACTAGGAATTGATCCTAATGAAGCAAAAGCATTAATTAGGCAATATAATGAAAGAGTTCCTTTTGTAAGACAACTTGCAGACAAAGTTTCTGATCACGCTCAACGAAAAGGAAGAGTAAGAACAATTCTTGGAAGGCAATGTCGTTTTGATTTGTGGGAACCTAAAAGTTTTGGTGCACACAAGGCTTATCCTCATGATAAAGCAATAGAGGAATATGGTAGTAATATTGGTCTAAAAAGAGCTGGAACTTATAAATCTTTGAACAGGTTAATTCAAGGATCTGCTGCTGATCAAATTAAAAAAGCTATGGTAGAATTACATAAGGAAGGTATTATACCAATGATACAAATACATGATGAGCTAGCTATTAGTGTTGACGGCTCTGAAGAGAGGCAACAAAAAATAATAGAAGTTATGGAAAACTGTTTGGAGATGGAAATACCTTCAAAAGTAGATGTAGCAATAGCAGATAATTGGGGAAAAACACAATGAGTAGAATTATATATCAAGATGGAAAGCTGTATTTAAGCTTAACACGTGATGAAGTAAAAAGAGTTCATGATGATGCGGGTAAACCAATAAAATTGGATATTGGTAGTTTAACTGTTTTACATGAAGATATATCTAAATGTGTCACACAATATTTAAGATATGTTCAGATGAAAAAAGAGTTATCAGAATGGAAAGAAGAAGGTAACGACAGTTAATAAATTACTATAGTTATTCGCAAGAGACACTAAATCTAAAAACTTTTGCAATATACATTAAGTTACCTTCCTGTACATTTTAGTCGTTACCATTCTAATTAAAAATTTATCATATCAGTTGTGCATAAACAACAATTCTTTTTTCTTGACATTTAATTAAAAACTAAACTGAAAGGAAAAAATAATTATGTTTAATTTAACCAACAAAGCAAAAAATCATTTTTTAAATTTTTTTAAAAGTGACGACAAAGACAAATCAATCAAAGACTTCTGCCAAGCAGAATATAAAAAAGACTGGTATGCAGCTTATAGATGTTATAAAGAAGAAGGTCAGTTCCCTAATTTTATTAGAAGAACTCTATAATAAATCTTCCAATAAACCTGCTTGAACACAAGTAAAGCTCATTTTTAAATCTTTAACATCAGAGAATTCTTCTCGTATTATAGTGTAATATTCGTTACACAGTTCGTAAGAGGGGTGGATAACTTCCGACCCCATTCTTACGCATTTCTCATCTATCCCTACTCCTAGGCATATCCAACCTATGAGAAAGAACTTCATTAATAACTATAAATAATTTGAGAAAGATCTGTATATTTTGCTCTTTTATCTAGGTGTACAAAAGTCTTAGCTAAACCGACTGTCCATCCAAGTTCTAGTGCTGTTTGAAAAAGTTTTACTAATAAAACCCCATCAGGTCTTTTCATATCAATTGCGCAAGTATCTGTTCCATACTTGTCATTATCAATTAAATGTAATGAATTATTAGAAGCAGGATAGCCTCGTGATTGTAACCATTCATTATGTTCTTCTGTTCTGCATCCTGAAGTAACCACGATAGGCTGCCCATAAGCCTCTCTTAATTGATCAAGATCATCTGCAAAACCATCTTGTAACTGAAACACACCTGTTGTAGGACAGGCTAATTCAGATTCCTGGAAATATTTCATGTTCGTCCCTTTCGTCTTGTTTTTTAAATAACCTTATTATAAATGCTTTAATTTTACTAATCATTATTTAAACATATACCCTAAACCACTGTTAACAGCGCCACCATCTTTAAAGCTTTTTAATAAAGAGATACTAGGAGTAATATTGCCTCTAGAATCAACAGAAGCCCCTATATTTAAAGGTGTTCCTATAGCTGAACCAGGAAAAATAGTCCTTAAAGGATCTACAATTGTATTCACCCCTAGGCTTAAATCTCCTCGTCCTGACATATTTAGAGAAGGTGTAACATTACTAATTCCTGGTATATTCTTACCAAAAATTTCTGGTTTATATATATTAGACAAACTTACCCCTGGAAGATCACTTGAAGAGGCACCCGCTGATAATTTGAAATCACCCGGTAAAGCTGCGTTAATACCAACATTGTAATCCAAAGTGTTAGGATCAAAAGAACCTCCATACCCTATATTATCTGTCCCTCCACTTAAAAAAAGTTTTCCTGCTAAAGGATTTACATTAACATTTCCTATAGGAGTATTTACATCAACACCTTGTGCAGCAGCAGTGTAATAATCAGCAATGGTTTGTGCGGCTTCTGTAGGACTTGGAATATTAAGATTCATAGCAGTAGCGTTAGCTAATTGTTCTTGAAAGTTTGATTTGTCATCAAATCTTCCTTCATTTGCTTTGGCGATTTGAACTAACATGTTATTAGGGTCTACTTGGGATGTTCCAGTATCAATGTTATTGAAATAGTTTTCTGATTCACCTCTGAACTCAGGAAATGTTTGTTGAGAGGGTTTTTCTCTAACTTTATCCCATAACTGCTCGACACCACTTTTAACTACTTCAGCAGCTTTCATCGCTGTTCCTACTCCTGGAATCAAAGACAAAGGATTAACACCTTCGAACATTCCTGGAGTATATTGCATGTAAGGTAAGTCTCTAGAAGTAAAATTTGGTGATTTACTCAAAGGAAAAGGGCCTTGAAAATCATCATCAACATATTTCAAACTATTATAACCTGTAAAGGCTCTTCCAATATCACCACCAAATTGACTTAATGTAGGTGCTGAAGCAGTCATGTAAGGTAACATCATTGACATCATTTGTGCTCCTGTTTTAGGATCACGAACAACTTGATTATCAAAAGATAAACGAGGAATACCATCTGGACCCACAAAAATTTTACCTCCACCGAGTATTCCTTGATTAAACAAATTAGCTTTATTTGCGTATCGATCTTTATCCACAGGTCTTCTATACTTAGAGCCCATTTCACCAAATTGTTGACCTATATCTTTAAAAGTAACAGGTTCAGAGGTATTTCCTTTAAACTGATTAATAGTCTGTTGAGCTTGTTTTATTTGATTAGCTTGATTTTGAGAAAGACCTGCAAGTCCATAATTACCTGCCATGGCCATTGACCCAGCAGGATTCATGGGTTCATTAGCTAAACGACTTTCTAGTTTTTCTCTAGACAGTCTTCTACTAGAATCAGCTACTGACATTACGATACCACCTGTGGTTTTTTAAATTTCTTTTGCTCAATACTCGCTAATCCACCATCTTTTGCTTGAAAGAAAGGTAGTCCAACAGAATCTAAACTAGCTATAGTTTCTGGATTAATAGACTGTGAAGGAGGTGCTGAAGCAGCTGTAAGCGGTCCTAAGTCTAGTGGTGCCATAGACACGGATCTAGATGGAGGAGAGTCAAGAGAAGCAACAGCTAGAGGCTCGTCATCATCTAAAGTTTGAATATCTAATTGTTTTAATAAATCTGCTTTTGCTTCTAATTCTTCTGGAGATGTAACAAGAGTAGAACTATTATCGGTTCCTTGTTTTTTAGTTTTATTTTCAAAATATTTTTTTGCGTTTTCATTTAGATAATTTTTTTGAACACCCTCATCAATGAAGTCATTAACATTTTCATTGCTTATAAAGTTTTTTTCTACAAGATCGCTTACAGTTTGTACGACTGCTCTAGTGTACATATCGCTTCCTGGTTTTAATTTATTAACTTTAAAAATATTTTTAATAAAGTTTGGATTAGTAAAAGCATCAGCAACAGCTTTCGGTCCTCCAAAAATTAAACCAAATGCAGCAGCGTCACCCCACCCTAAGTTGGTTAGTCCCTCTGGACCTACAACTTCTCCTAAAGCGCCTGCACTTAATAATTGAATTAAAAAACCACCGTTTGCCCCTTCCATACCTTTTGATTGAGCTAATTGAAGAGACCTAGTTAAAGATCTAAAATCTTTTAACAAACCAGGGTCATTATCAAATAACTCTATTAGTGCTCTATTGGCTGTGCCGCCAAAAGTTCTCATTTGTTGAAATAACTTAGATGCATTTACAATTCCAGTTCCTTGGTCAAGACTATCTGTTAAAATTTTTGCAAAAAATTCTCCTTGAACTTGTTTTTTTAAACCTAATTTTTCTGATAATTTTATAGACCCATCTTTAACAGCTTGGTCTAATAACTGATTAAAAGATTTAACTAAGTTTGGTGATCTTGATTTTAACAACATATTATAAACACGATCAGGTGCTGCGTTTATAATTTTAGACACCATTGTTCCATTGAATGTATCTTTACTTAATGAGAAAAAATCTTGTGCAGATCTAAAAGATCCATTTAATTGTTGAAATAATTTTTGTCCTGCTTCTTTTGCTAAAACTTCATCCATACCCTCATTTATTAATTTATTAGCGTGACTATCTGCGATAGCTTTTACAGCGTTTTCCATTTCTTTATTTACTTTTGCAAAAGCAGCTCCTGATACTTTTGTGGAGAAAGTAGAAACAGGTATACCTGTTTCTTGAAATGCTTTTGTATTTCCTAAAAACATTGAACGTAAATTTTTTGCATAAGTAAAGTCAACATAATCTGGAAGATCAGCAATTTGTTTATACACAGTCGCTAAAGTAGAGTCGGTAGGAACGTCTTTTTGTAAATTCATTACATATTTTTTTAAACCTGAAATATCTACTATTTTTGCATTGCCTATAGTTCCTGCAACAGCTTTGTCTAAATTTTTATATGCTTGATCAATATATATATCTTGAGCTAATCTTCCATTTTTTAAAAAATTCTGCATTACTCCCGCAAAATCTTTACCAGATGCATTTGCTACAAAATCTTCAACAGAGTTGTCTAAAACTTTTGTTACTTTTGGATCTAATTTATTTAATAATAAATTTCCAATATTTTCAGTCGCAGTCTCTATTCCTCTTGCTCTGCCTTGTGCCATTGTACCGCCACCACTCCAAGAATTGTCTGCTATGTTTTGTATAGTGTCGACTATTCTGTCTGATGTGCTTTGAGCAGGACTTAAAATTACTCCTTGTTCTATCGCTTCTTCCGCTCCTTTTTCTGGAAATTTTTTAACTCTTGATTTAATGAAATCTTTAAACAAAGGAAAAAATTTAGCTATTGTTTGAATAGCTCCTTCTCCTACACCCTCTATTAAACCATACTTACCCGCTTGTTGAATGAATTCTTGAGCAGAATCTGCTTCAATAAAAGGAGCTGATCCACCAAAACCTCCTGTTATAGCTGCAAATACTTTTGCCATTCTTGGGTACTTATTTATTAATGCTACAATTCTAGCAGGTAATGTTGCGGGACCTGCTCCTGGTAAAAGAGTGGGAAGAACAACTCCTCCTACAGTAGCACCGACCATTGCTCTGTTTTCGGGTTTTTCAAACCATTGATTTAATTTTTGAGTACTAGAGAAAAGGTCAGCATATTCCTCGTCTGTTAAGTTTAATTGTAAATCTCCTACAGCAGAAGAGTTTATTAGTTCTTTAAAAGCATTTAAATTTTCTTGAGGATCTTTTTCTTGTCCAAAGGCGTAAGGTGCAGGTAATTTATTTGCACCTCTTAAAGAATTAACTCCTTCTGTTTCTTCATCGGTTAGAAGACCAAAATATTCATAAGATAATAATTTGTTGACATCCATTAATTAAATCTTCCTAAATATCCTGAATAATTCGTTCCACCAACCGTTAAATCTTGACCATCGCCTGATATCAATTTTTCTATTATTCCACTAGTCACATCATTCTGATAAACATCAAGACTAGGCATTGGTAATTGAGTTTCTGCGTTAAACTTATCTCCAAAATTATCTATTCCAATATTAACGTAGTTTTCTCTTTGTTCTAAGAAATCATTGAAAGATGTATCCATTAATATCTTTGTTTCTTGTAATAACATTTGTTTTTGCTTCGGTCCGAGGAAACCACCACCATTAATAGTATCAATAAATGTTTGATATTTTTGTGTAATAGGATTTGTTTTCTTTAACAATAACTGCTCACCTTCTCTAACAACAGAGTCAGGATCTAACATCTTCATGAAGTTGAACATAATAATCAAATCTTTTGCACCACTAGGGTTATCTCTAAGCATTTTTTTGAAGTCTTCATTATTTGTTCCTTCTGCCATTTTAAGTGCTTGTTCTTCAGAAATAGGCTCTAATAATGCGTTTCGTATTTGCGTGTAATAACCATTCCTTTTAACTAAACCTTCAATAGAAGCATTTTTGTTATATTCCTTTCTTAAATCAGCTTCACCTTTTATTTGATCTTTGTCTTTTGAAGGATCGTTTATTTCTTTTTCAATTTTCTCTATATCCAACTGATTTTTGTAGAAGGTTTGTGCGGTTACCTGATCAAATACATCTAATTCTTTGTATAATTTTTCGTTGTTACCTTTTAATTGTAATAACTGTTGTTCTAATAATTCAGGTTTTTGGTTAAGATCTAATTGTGCACTAAGGTTAGCAATTGTTTGATTTTCAATAGCTAGTGCATCAGTAATCGGTCTCTTATCAATATCAAACTGAGTTAATTGATTAGTTAAATCTGCCGCTTCAATCTGAGCGATAGCTAATTTATTTTGATTGATTAATCCTTGGTTTTCTAATCTTTGCTTCTCTGGTAAATTTTCTAAAAGTGTTAAAGTTGTTTGTAACTCTGCTTTTTTAGCTAATAAATCTGTTTTTAAATTTTCATCCATATAACTTAATTCAAGATTTTTAGCAGTTAGGTCAGTGTCTGTTAATAGATTATTTAATTTATCTCCCGCTACTTTTACACTTAGTTCCTCAATAGTTAAGTTTTCTAAGTCACTTTCTGCTGAAGTCTTTAAAGCATCTTCTAAAAGAGGACCTGTAATGGCTCCAATATAAGCTTGTTTTGATTTATCTTGTGTTGCCTTATCGGCTAAAGCCATTTTTAATGCCTGATTTTCGAGATTTTTAAGTTTTTTACCTTGTGTTGTACCAAACCTAGCCACACCTGTGGCTGCTTGTGTTAGTATATCTGCCATTGTAGCGCCCGGAGTTAAAGCTGCAGCTCCTAATTGTAAGAATTCTGGTGCGGCTGCTAAGAAAGCTTCGTCTCTTAAACCTTCTTTATCTATTAACATTTGTTCATACTTTTGACGAGCACCTTGAGTATCAAAAGGGTCAGCAGTTACTCCATAAACTTTCGCCAAAGCATCTGCTATTTGTAATTTTGCAGGATCATAAACCCCTGATCCACCTAAAGCAGAAAATAAATTCTGTGCATTTTCACCCATTGGATCACTACCATTAAAACGATGAACAATGCCTCCGTCTTTTGCCATCATCATAGGAGCTTGTTGTTGCATCATTTGTTGCGCTCCGGGGGCCGCGGCTAACCCTCCTTGTTGCTCTTGTAATTCAAAGACGGGCTGAACTAAAGCTAAGACAGATAAGGGAGTATCTTGAGCGTCTTTCTCTCCAACAGTCATCGCTAGTTCTTGAACTCTTCCTTCCATAGGAACTTCATCACCACGAACTTGGTTCATGAGTTCGACATATTGCTCAGGAGAAACTTTTGCAACACCTTCAGTATTAGGATCTGCTTGCATTGTCTCTTGATCTAATCCATCAGCAATACCAACAGCATCTGATCTTTCACCTTCCATAGGTGATCCTTCAGCTCTATTTTTTAATCTATTTAAAAAGTTTTTTTCTGCCTCAGATAAACCATCGCTTCTAGAGGGGACAGCTTCTTTTTCTTTCATCTCATTTGAAATTTTAAAATTAGTAAACTCATTCATTAAACCAGTTAACATGCTGAAGTTTTCTGAGTTATTACCTTGTAAAAGAGTGTCCAAAATACTTTGGCCTCTTTCTCCATAAGTGCTTAATAAAAAGTTTTGAAATTCAGGATCAATAACAGTCTTTCCATAATCATCTAATTCAGGTTTTTCTTTAAAAACCCCAATGTTTCTCATAGATAACGCTTCCATTAAAACGTCTCTAGCATCAGGAGTTAAAGAAGATAAATTTTTAATATTATTTTCACTAGCTTGAAATTCATCTCTTAAAACATTTTTCATTTCACCTGTTATAGGGGTACCCGTTTGTCTTCTCACAATCTGTGGTTGAAACATAGAACGTGCTAAAACTTCTCCGCCACTTCTAGCCATAGGTATACTGACAAAATCCTCTGAAACATTTCCAAAGTCACTTAAAAAATCTCTGTAAGTACCATCATAACCTTTTTTAATTGCTTCATCATAAATCAACTGTAATTGATCACTACTATAAGGGCTAGGTAATTGAGAAGATTCACTAAATTGAAGTAAATCCATTTCTATTATTTCAATAGGAGTATTATCGAAATCATAATCTTCTCCTAATATTTCATAGAAACTTCTTTTACCCACAGCCCTACCTAAAGAAGTAGGAACGGTCTATAGATCTATCTAATAAAATTTCTAATTCTGATTGAGTAGCCATTAAAACAACCCTTGAATCCCTTTCAATCCACTAAGAGCTCCTAACCCTAATGAACCATAACCAATCATTTGTTGTAGAGGGGATACAGATCCTCCACCACCAGCAGCGCTAAAAGAAGGTATGGATGGAGCATAACCAAACCCTGATCCTAAGAAACCTAATTCTGTAAATGGTCGTTGATACTGAGCCAATTGATTAGCATAATCAACATCAAAACCTTTTTGTTGTTGTTGTTGCTGTAAGTTTGCAAAATCTAATAAAGTGCTGACATCAGCAATTCCTGCTTTTTGTACATCAAAACCAAGACCTGCTTGACCTGCACCTGCTTGACCTAATTGTGTTCCAAAACTACCAAACTGACTAGCGACATTTCCCAAGCCACCAGCAGCGGCTGATTGAGAAGCTAAATACTGTTGTAATCCTTTTTCAAAAGCCTGTCCTTGCGCTTGAGCCAAAGCACCTGCTCTGTCTCTATCCTGTTGAGCTCTTTGAACACCTTCACGACCACCACCAAAAGCACCTGCTCCAATAGCACTAGCGCTTGCTTGATTAGCAGCAATATCATAAGCACGATTAATTTCATCTTGAATAGCTGATTGATAAGGGTTGATAAAAGGATCTATTTGTTCTCTTGTAGGGGCAGTTCCTAATCCTTTGTAGATATCTGCAGCCTGACCTAAAGCCTCTTGACCTGCTCCAATAGATGATACTCCCTCGGCCATTGTTTCTTGTCCTGTTTGAACATAGGGTTCAAAGGCTCCAATACCTTGAGTAAACTGATCTTGAGCTTTCGAATAAAGGTCGTTTAATTCAGCTAATTTTTGATCTGGAATTCCTTGGACATTACCCGCTTTAATATCATCAAGAAGAGCTTTGATACTGTCTAAGTATCCTAAATATTTACCTTGAATCTCTTCTTCCATTATGCTCTCCCTACCATGCCCATACTTTGTTCAGATAAACTACCACCTTTTTCTAAACTTTTCATTAATTTATACATATTCTTTGCTCCCGCTTTCCGCGATCCGCCGCCCGCGTTTCTCACAGCTTGAGCGGTCATGACGAATTCTCCATCCGATAGCATTGCAGGAATATCATCAGAAGTTCCCGTTCCAGCTCCTGCAATTTCACCGATACGCTTTGGATGTTCTTTTACTTTGCCATCAGGGTGTTCTATTTTTTGACCACTACCTGCAGCAAACCCGGTCACTGGTCCGCCGTCCGCGGAGTAACGAATTTGAAAATCGTCCCTTGCCTGTTGAACATAATCAGTATCATCTACTTTAGGTTGAGGTAACACAAAAGGTGCAAACGCACTACCCGCAGCAACTAATGGACCAATCTGACCTGCAATACCTCTCTCTAACATAGGCATACCAAACTTGCTGACAAAACTAGAATATTCTGGGGCAAAGGGGTTCTTTATAATCTTATCAATAAGGGCTTGATCCATACCTGCATAAGCAGAATTTAATTTAAATTTAGAAGCTTGACTAAAAGGATTTAATCTTGCTCCATAACCATCTGTAAAAAAGTCTTTAGTCGTTCCACCTAATTTTTCAAAAAAAGTAGGGTCTTGTGTTATGCTTTCAATACCTGGAGTCTTAACTATACCCGGAACTTTTTCATCAAAAAAACTTAATAACTCATTTCTGTAAGCTTGATCAGCACTTACCGTAGGTGCACCTGTAGCAATAGGGGCTTTAGTTGCTGTTCCTTTAAATCCACCAGTGATCCCTGTGAGTGCTGCTTGTAAAGCTAAATTTTTTGCAACATCAGCAGGTTTTTGTCCTGCTGCTAAATTAATACCCGCACCTATACCTAGTTTAGCTATAGGACCTATACCCGGAATAAAAGGTAATACATAAGGAGCGATAGGTGCTACTGCTTTGGCAACACCAGAAACTGTGTCCTTAACATTTTGAAAGAAGTCACCGATCAGCGATCCGAGACCCATTTCATAAACCTGTGCGTATTCCTTTTCTTGCATAATTTTTTACTCTGGCAACGTATGTGCCCCTGCAAATACATTGGGAGCTGTTACGTGAACATCTCTTCTAATATCTGCTTCTGTTGTGTCTGTATCTGGATTGTCAATATCTGCCTGACAATCCTCGTGTGAAGTATACTCTTGACCTGTTTTAGTGTTAGTGACAGTTGTCTCTACTTTTGCACTATACACAGGAATTTTTTCACCATTGATCACGTCATAACGCAAAATCTTTGGCTCATCTACAATCTTTGCCATACTCTATTTTTATAGATAGAAAGCTAGGAAATCAATAGGTTTATTGCTGTTGCTTGACTTCTAATACAGATATATCAGAGGTGAGATCTGTTGAAGACGCTTGAATCTTTAAAGAGTCTCCACCCTCATACACAAAAGGACCATTAAGTTGTTGAGTAGATCCATGAGCTACATCAATGTTGTTGATCTCTACGTCAGTAGATCCATTGTTATGAGTAATTTTAACATTAACAGTGCCTGATCCTGAATCATTATGAAGAACTATCGTTTGAACTATAAAGGTAGAAACAGGTGTTGGAGGAGTTGCTGCCACATTTGCAACAGGAACTGTAAAAATTGTTATAGCTGCAGTGTTAGCTGCTTTTTGTGTAAACCTTTTAAATACGTCAGCCATCTATCTAAAAAACCACACTCTTCTTGTGGACTCCTCTTGAGTGTCTTGTGTATATTGAGTATTTAATTGTTGTATCATTTCCTCTAATTGTCGAATTAATTCAGCAGACTGTTGAGCATCATACTCAGGTCTAGGATCAGGAAATCTTTGTAATATTAATTTTGCCATTATATAACTATATCGTTAGATAAACCATCCTGCAAGAACATACCTTTTACCTTGAGTTATCTTTTTTACCTTATGTAAAATTTGACCATTTGAAAATAAAATCAATCTACCTACTTTAGGGTAAATCACTGTCTCATTTTCAAAAACAGTTTGTCCTCCTTTTAGATCATTGTTTAAATAAAGTATAAAAGCTAAACTATCTCCAGTATCAAAATGATTGTCCATAAAAGAGCCTTTTTCTCTCATAACAATTTCTAAATTATCTAATCTATTTTGAATATTAAAATCATTATATATTTTTTGAACAGTGTGATCGGAAGCTATAGGAAGAGGTTTTGTATTATTATATATGTAGGACGAAGCTATGTTGTCATTGTAAGTGTTAATATACTTTAGACACTCTTCATCAGAAATATAGTTATCTACACAAGTAAAAAATTTATTCATTTTATATTACAAGTCATTGATAGTTTGGGTTTGTTTATATCTACAACTTGATGATCAATATTTTTATCAAAGAAAATTACCTCTTGCTTTTTAAGCGTAAGTTCTTTTTTATTAATAATCCATTTAGACTGACCAAATATATTTTTAACTATCACAGGATAAGAATGTCGATGTTTGTCAAAAGAGACAGATTTTTTACCATTACCGAAATAAAAATTACAATTTATATTTCCAAACTCTAAGTTAAGTTTATCTTGAATATCGGTTGTATCTTTATTGAAATAACCAATATTAGATAAAATACAAGTATGTCCCTCCTTTACTAATTCAATGCATTTACTTACGTTTAAATAACCGTCTTCTTTAAAAATCTCTTCATGTAATTTATTATTATTGTTTATTATTATTTCAATTGAAGGCTGTCCCCAAGTATAAGTTCTTGGCCAACGTAATCTGTCTTTTAATCTTTCATAAATATCTTTTTCATTAATATTTACTTTTTTATTTTTAATAAACTTATACAAAAAAGAACTAGAAAAGTTCATTATTTGAAATTCCTTGTTTTATAGTAAATTTTAATTGTTTCTCTTCCTTATCTAATAAAGATTTATCTAATGTAACATACATAAATTGATTAGTTTCATTTATTAAGGTTGTATCCTTTAATGTTTCAATAATTTGTGCTACCCATTTTTTTGTTTTTTTTAAAATTATTAGTATGTTTCCTGGAGTAAGATTTACTAAAGATTTGGGATGAATTCTTAAATATTTCTTGTCTTCATAATAGATATCCACACCTTCCAAATTAGTTTTTTTATAAGGTTTTAATTTCAAGTCGTTGTAGATCTTAATAATTTCTTTTTGATTTTTATCTTCTACCATCGGGTTGTATATCAAAACGTTGTGTTCCTAATCTCCAAGAGGTACCTGTTGTATTAGAGACAACGTTGACTGTAAATTCTCTACCTCTTCCTCGTAAGCTTACAAACTCTGTAGTATCAGTAAAGGTTGCTGTCTTAATGACACTTGTCGTATTGTTTGGATAATATTTAAATTCTAATTTCATGTTTAAAGTACCTTCTTGATTTTGAATATCAGGTATTAGTTTTTGTACAAAAAGAATATCATTACCATCACCTATTTCTACAGATCCTGATTTGACAAAAGCGGTCATGGCTTGACCATCTGCATTATTTCCTGTCTCATGTAAAAACATTTGAGTGGCACCATCAGTTAAACCAGAGATAACTTCATTGTTGGCCGTGGTCGTTGGTAAGTAGTCCGAGGCTACAGGGTTATCATAGACTTCTCTATCAATCCAAGTTGTTCTATCTAGTGTTCCTGTCCACCAGGTTTGCTCTAGATAGTTATAAGCCACTACTGCGTTAATTGTGTCAGATCCTGTTCTTGGGTAAAACCATAACACTTCATTGAACTCACCGTTGTGACCTACAAAAGCATTTTCAGATCCTGTTATATTAATATTGTCAAAAACAAACTGTTCCACGGTACATGGTAGTTTTTTAACTGTACCATCAAAAAGATAAAAAGAATCTTGCGACATCCAATAGGCAACACCGTTCAAATCAATCCCCGCATGACTACCAATGATTCCACAGTTTTGACCTAATTGTCGTAAACCAAAAGTAAAAGGAGGACCAATAAACTGCATTGAATGCAATGATGTATCTGTCCATACAAGTATTTGACCTCTTGATCGCTCTGCTGCCACGATTCGTGATCCGTCAGCAATTCTCAATGAACCAGCAGTATTTTCTGCTGTAGGTTGATATGTAGTAATATCCTCTTGACTTGAAAATCTTATTAATAAATCGTCTTGTGAATTGGGTGTGCCAATTGTATTTTCTGTTCCCATAAAAAGTAAATGTCTATCAGGAGTTGAAACTAAACTTATTCTTGATGCGGTTGGTGCACCTGATATAGCAGCCGCTCTTGTGCTTACACCTGTTGATGTATCCCACCTAAAGGCGCCACCATTTAAAACTGTTGCAATTAAATCTTCACCGAAGTTATCAAGTGACCATTGTCTTGCCTCTAGTGTGACATTAGAGGTGGATCTTGGTGTACCCCAAGTTGAAGCTCCCCACGTGTCTGTTCCCCAACCAAAAGCGGGTACAGATGTTTCAGGTCCAATTGATATTTGATATTTAGCATTACCAGAACCACCACCATTTGCTGTTGATCCTGAGGCAGCCGCGGTTGTTGTCACTACATAGGCATCGGTATTAGCAATTGATGTAATTTCAAATTCTTTATTCATATCTAAGCCATCAATAGCTGAGAAAGAATCAAAAGTAACAAAGTCGCCTTTCGTTGCTCCATGAGTTGTATCTGTCACAACAACAGATGTGGTTGCATTTGTAGTAAAGGGATTAGTTAAAGCCTGTGTCTCTCTAATAGGAGTGATGTCGTAAGCTAGTCCTTCTTCAAGAACATATAATTTTCTATCAGTGCCAATAGCATTGTATCTGGTACCATCTAAAGCCACCCATGCATGCATATCACGAGCAACACCCACCAAGGTTGTGGAGATAAACTTCTCCCATCCTTTAATTTTTTGAGGTAATCCCTGAAAAAAGCGTACATTATCACCGTCTGTCCACTTGCCTTCGCCTGTGTAGTCGGTTACTTCTTTATTGATACCGGGAGCTGGTCTAAAATTTACTAATGGCATTTTGCCAATATACTATGGATTTTTTACAAAATCTATAGATATTCTATTTCATAGTTAAGCTGTGTCAAATGCAATATTTCCAGAAACAGATATTCTGTAATCATCAGAGGTGTAAAAAGGATTCACGGAATGAGGCATGTTGGCAGGGAAAAAAGCAATTTTACCTTCCCAAGTTTTATCCACTTCGAGATCTACTGTGCAAATTCTTCCTAAACTATTGGTATAATAAAAAGAAAAAACCCCTGGTACATTAGTATTACTTTTTTTACCAGGACCGTATTTTTTTTCATCTTCGATATCATAAGGAACCTTTAACCATAAAGCAAAACTATACACCCCCTTATGTGTATGAATAGGATTAAATTCATGTTTTTCTTGAAAGTTAACCCACATATTATCTAACTTTAATGGAACATCATTGTTGGAAAAAAAACTAAGAGGAGTATCTAAAAAATTAAAAGAATCTTCAAATTTTTGAATTAATTTAAACAAGTATTTATCAAAAACAGGTTTTGCTTTTGGTATTACAAATTCTTTTTTTATGTTACCCGCTAAACTTTCATTATGCGATTCCAATTTTTTTTCTTGTACAATTTTGTTTAATTTTTTTAACAAGGGTTTAGGTACATCATCCAAAATATATCCTATGTTGTTTAATTTTTGAGCGATCATATTATTAGCTAACGAAAACAAAAAATATTAATAGTCATTCTTCCATTGTTAACAGAATCTCCGTAATTTTTAAGAGAACCATGAAATATACTTCCATCAAAATAAATAGCTGTGTTTTGAACAAAATTAACTTCGGATATGGGTTCTTGTTGATTACTATAAAAACGAGTTCCTGATGTTAAATTAGTATCAGAAAGATATATTAACATAGTGTCACAAGTATCTTGATGTATAAATTCTCCATCGTTTGATTCTTCTGATCTCAAATGTACGTAGCTATGTATTTCTCTGTATGCTTTAGGATCAAATGTAAATTTATTTTCGGCTTCTTTTAATGCCAACAAATGTAAAAAAGGTTCGATATGATTAAGTTTTTGAGATCTTAAACCTGGCCATTTAGTATTTGGAGTAATGTAGTCTGGGTGTTTTTTATAGTTATATAACTTTATTTTGTTTTTACATATTTCGTAAATGTCTTGAACATAAGGCAAGAATTCATAATTTATTTGTAAGAACTTATTCAATCTTTTTTAGCGACTAGAGTCCCAACATGGCCTCTAAACGCTCTATTACCAAAGTGAGTTAGAGGCATAGCTAAGTCAGCCCAAATCTGCCCGCCACACTCCTGCCATAAACGAGAGAAATAATAATCTTCGGATAGATATCTTATTTGTGGTTGACCCTCTTTTGTCTTTGTTTTGTATGGTCCAACAGCAAACAAGTCATAACAGTTATCAGACTTATAAGATCCACCATTAACAATTTGATCAGACTCATATTTTCTTTCAGGAAACTTCTTCATCATAGTTCTAAATACTTCTCTTTTCACAAGCATCATACCTGTGGCTGCTTCTTGTACTGGAAAAAAACCTCCCTCACCTTTTAAATTTAAAGGGTCATCAAAGTTTACATTGTATCCTAAAGCCCTAGCTTCAATATCATCAGGAGTAGCATTTGGATTTTCTTCTAAAATTCCTTTTACCTTTTCTAAATAAAGATGTTTTCTGGGATAAATACCACAAGCTATATCTTTATCTACACATAATAATCTTTCAATGTTTTGCCAGTTGAAACCAATATCAGCATCAATAAATAGTAAGTGTGTAGCTATAAAATCTTTATCATCCATCATCATAGAAACAATTGTATTACGGGCTCGAGTTATTAAACTTTCATTACCCATAGATTGAAATCTAAGACCAACACCTTTGGCCATTGACCATTGTTGTATCTCTAATAATCCATGCACTGTTGCCTCTGAGACCATACCACCATACATGGGCATACCTAAAAATATTTTAAAATTTTTATCTTTCAGTTCTTCTGGTTTAATCATATTTTATTTTTTACATAAGCTGGTAGACATATCATGGGTCTTCCATCAAACATATTTTCATTTTTAAATTTTCCATTGGAATCATTGTAGTGACAGAAAACTTGTCCACAGTCATATCCTTGAAAAGACTCTCTCCAATGTTCTACATGAGTTCCTCGATAAGCTAACATATCTCCAGGTTTTAAATTTACACTAATTCCTTCAGCTCCTTCCTTTCCAGAAGGTTCCAAAAAAATTGGCCAAGCATCTCCACCTAAATTAATAGTACAAGATATTTCGCAAGAAGGCCTATCTTTGTGTCTTTCTAAAGTATCACCGTTTTTATAAATCCTACCATAGGTGTAAGTGGGTAATAATTCTAATCCCGTTACTTGATTCATAATAGGTAACTGCTTTAGCATTAAAGTTTCCATTACAGGATCAGCGTAATGAGAATAAGTGTTTGGCATTTGAGTATCGTTCCAATTTCCCCACGCTTCATCATAGGGAGAAATAAGTTTATTTTGATACAAGTAGTTAGCTGCTGTTCTTTTATTTTGAAAATAGATATAAATAAAATTAACTAATTCAAAAGGAACTGCTCCTGTTACAATAATATAATTATTGTCTTTAAAAAATTTTGATATTGGTTCTTTTTTCTTTTTTTTCATTTCAATCTCCTATTTAAATGGAAAACCTAAATTCCAAATAACTAAAGAATAACGAGTTCCTTGTGTTACAGGGGTTACTCGATGCCATACGAAAGAAGGAAAAATAGTAATAGTTCCTTTTTTTCTAGCTTCTTTAGCCTTTATTATTCTATTTGTACTATACCTATCTCCTTCAATACTAAATTCTAAATCTCCTCCTTGGTATTCGTCACCGTCTTCTAAAGAAACAGTTACAGATAATTTTCTAACTAATCCATGATCTGGAGAGCGTGGTCTATTGTATGGTTTACTAAAAGCATCTTGATGCCAAGTATAGTGTTGTGATTTAGAATATTTAGTCCATTGTGCAGATTCAGAAAATTCCCAATCAAAGTTCCAATTACATATTTTATTAGCTTCATTAATGTAAGGATGTATTTGTCTGTAAATCCAAGGTTCATTCATCCATATAATAGACGAATTTCTTGTTTTATATAATTTTGCTATGTCTTTTTCGTTTGTTATTTTACTAGGAGATCCATCAAAATTTCCTGTTAAAGCAATTTCTTGTGTTTGTTCTTCACCATATCGAATAAGATCATCACAAAACTTTTCTGTTAAAGCTTCTTCAAAGATATAGTAATAACTATCAAGGTTCATTATTGAGAAAAACTAAAACAAACATTTATTAAATGTTCTTTGTTATTGTTGACCTCATAATAATGATTTAACTCTGAATTAAACAAAATAATTTTATTTGTTTCCATTGGAATTCTAATTTTCTTAGACTTTAATTTTCCTGTCTCATATTCTATAACTAAGTTTACTTTATTTTTTCCTATTTGAGAAGTAAAAACTCCTGAAATTATAGGAGATCCTTCTAAGTTATAAGGGTCTATATGATTATGTGTATTTAAACTTTCATTCTGAGAAAGAACTACACTTCTATTTCTTTGTATGGGTCTCAAAGGATTTTTTGATATTAAGTTATAAGAGTCCCTTACATAATCTACTATCCAAGTAATATTTTTATCATCAGATAGATTATAATAATTATGTCTCCAATCGTTTATGTTATCGGATTGTCGATAATTTCCCCAATAATTTTTTAAAGCATTAAATTTTACTTTTTCAAAATCAATTAAGGATTGCAGCACTGGAAAATAATCCCAAAGAACAAATTGAGATACCAATGTTTTTTTGTGTTTCATCTATGGTTTAAGATGCGTCCCAAGAAAGTGTTGTTGAATTCCATATAAAATTATTATTATCGTTATCAGTAGCATTCCATTTTAAATTGGTTTCGTTCCATTCTACATAGTAATTTTCATCAATGGTAGGAAACTCCACAGGAGGCTCCCATCGACAAGTTGTTTCGTTTAGTGTCCAACTAGAGAAAGGTTGTGGAGGTATAAAAGCATCTCTCGTTGAATCATATTTATAACCAATTCCTGCGTAGTTTTTTCTTATACTTGCGTTATAAGAAGTTTGTTTCCAATCTGTCCAACCGTGAATTTCTTGAAGAAAAGTAATTCCTTTTGATTCTTGCTCAATATTATTTTCATCAAGAAGAATATCATTATCTACAACATTAAGAGCCATAACAATGTTGTCAGAATTTAATTTTGCAAAGTTTGCCATTATTGAAATTTATACCTTATAATTATTTTACCACTGCCACCTGATCCACCGTCTTGTGGATTGGTTGTTCCTCCACCGCCGCCACCTCCAAGGTTTGCTGAACCAGCACCACCTGGGTTGCCTGGTCTACCACCTGATCCGCCGCCACCGGCACCACCTGGTCTAGGACTTGAAGAACCAGTGCCTCCACCACCACCGCCGCCTCGAGCGACAGGGGATCCTGTTATAGAAATTGATCTTCCATCACCACCTCTTGCTTGTGTGGGTGATGTCACATAGGGATGACCAGCTTGACCGCTTCCACCGCCGCCACCAGCTTGAACACCTTGTTGTTGCCCACCTGGTCCACCATTAAATCCTTGTTGAGGAGTTGCGGGAGCAGATTTTGGAGGAGAGTTACCACTCCCCGCTGAGGAATCAGGGCGACCATATGATCCACCACCACCTGAACCACCACTATTACCACTATTTTGATTTGAAGCGCCACCGCCTCCACCATTACTTGTTATGGTGCTAAAAACTGAATTCGATCCAGTGCCTCCGTTGGTAGAACCTGATCCTGCACTTCCACCACTACCAACAGTTATTGGATAACTTGTGACACTTACAGGAAGTCCTCCTGTTACTGGACTTGGATAATTAGATAATTGCCCACCACTACCGCCACCGCCACCTCGATAACCGCCACCACCAGCACCTCCAGCTAGAACCATAAATTCAACAGTATTTGATCCAGCAGCATTACCCGCACTAGAAACTGAAAAGGAAGAGCTCGAATCAAAAGTATGGATTTTAAAGTCACCAGAAGTTGTTATAGAACCACCTGTTGCAGCAACAAATTGTGCATTGGATTTACCTTGTAGATTAGACATAGCAATAGCTCCTGAAGGAACTTCTGCTAATCCTCGAACAGGAGCAGCATTCATATTGATTTGTGTGCCTGGAGAAATGTCTAGTTCTGCATTAACGTCATCTAGACTAATTTGACCTGTAGGTGTAGTCATTGATTAATGTCCTTTCTTGAGGTCATTAACTTGTAATTGTAAATCCTTTACGCATTCGATTAATAAAGCACATAGACGATCATATTTGACGGCTTTCACACCATCAGGTCTTGTGCCCACGACCTCTGGTAAAACTTTTTCAACATCTTGAGCGATAACACCTACATCTGTTTTGCGCATAAAATAACCATCTTCTCCACCTTTGGAATCAATAAATGATTGTTTCCAATCAAAAAGAACACCATTAAGATTTTGTACTTTATCCATTGGAGAGGATATGTTGTGAATATTTTCTTTGAGTGAGACATCTGAAGAATAAAAAGCAGTAATATCATTTGTTGCTCTTATCTCACCACTTGTTCCTGACGCTGCGGTTGCAACACCAAGTGAATCAAATTGAACGTCATTACCTGTATCTAATGATAATGATGCTCTTGCGGTTGCACCAGTTTCTAAAACAAAATTAGCACCATCACCGACAATAAAACCACCGTTGGTCACTGCGAGTCCCGCTACATCTTGAAGTTGTGCATCTAATCGAGCGTTAGCAATTGTACCTGAAGCAACGTTAGAAGCGTTTAAATTTGTTAAGTTAGCTCCTGATACTTGAGGTAATGTTCCTGTCTGAGAACCTAAATCTGTGGAAGAAGCAATCTCTACATTAAAGTTAGCTGAACCATCACAAAAGACAGTTGATTTTGCTCCTTGTGTAATAGCAGTACCATTGGCTGTGTGTCCTGTTGCTGCGATAGTTAAAGTTTGAGAACCCGATGTGTTATTAAAAAAAGTATATTGACTCTCAACAGCAGGAATAAAAACTACGATGTCTCCTGTAAGAGCACCTGTTAATTCAATTGTTTTGTTTGAAGCCTCAGCAGTATCGGAAGCGTTTGCAGTTGAAAGAGTTATATTGGCAGAACCAGCAACAGATTTAGCTAAATATCCTGCAGAAAATGCGTCTATTACGTCTAAATTATTATTGGTATTTGTGCCCCATGTATTGGCGTTTGCGCCTGTCTCCATGAGCTCTAATTTAAGTCTATCTGAAAATGTACTTGCCATGTTTTTACCTCACTAAAATATATCTTTTTTTGTTATTCAAGCAACACTTTTTATGCTGCGTCTACCCCTGTCCAAGTATTACTTGCACCTGTTACTACATTTGCCCAAGGTGTGGCAAACGGATTTCCTGTGACTATCGATAAGTCAAGTCCTGTTACGTTAACAATAGCTCCACCCGTAGCTGTTGCTGTTCCTGCAGCAAAACTCATGGCAACTGTGGAAACACTTACAATTACACCCGTTCCTACCTCTACTGTTTCCGTACCTAAAGCAGAGGTCATTGAAACTCCTGTAGGTTGTACAAGAGCATCGGCCTCTACAGTAGCAGTTCCAAGTGCAGAAGTCATTGTTACTGGAACAGGATCTACTTGTGTAAATATTTCAATAGTAGGAGTTCCAATAGCAAAGTCTAATTGATCGGAAGGTGCAATAACTGCAACACTTCCTTCACCAGAAACAGTCGCTCCTGATAAAGCTACACTTACTAATTGACTATCTAAAGTAACAAGAGATGTTCCTGTTTCAGTTGTATCACCTAGAGCACTTGTCATCTCTAAGCCTGTTACAGAAACTATGACACCTGAACCTACTTCAATTGTAGGAGTACCTAAGTCCGTGGACATCGCCACACTTGTGACGTTAGTAATAAATTCTATATTCTCATTCCATGCAAAAGATCCCCATGATCCTCTTCCCCAACCTGCATCAACGGTTCCGTCTGCTACTTCCGTGCCTAAACCAAATGATGTGGATAAACTTCCAAGAACGACACCTGCGCCTTCTTCAATTGCTAATGCTCCAGAGAGTTGTGTTTCAAATGTAACAGGTGTTACAGAAATAACGTGTTCAGGTTCACCTGTTGCAGTGCCTAAAGCAGAAGATACTTGTAATGAATCTAATGTGACTAAGCAATCAGCTACGACACTTTCCGTGCCTAATGCTGTTGTAGTCGATAACCCAGTAACAGATACTGTGATCGAGCTTTGTTGGCCCCAAAAGCCTTCGCCCCAATTATTTTCACCCCAAGCATCTGCCATGGTAATGCTCCTCTAAATTAAGATAATCTTAATATAGCACTTGAAGCATCATTGGTTGGGAATGCGATTGTGAATGTACCGTTTGTTGATGTTTTTACTGCACCGAAATCAAGAACACAAATAGCTGCGTTAGTAGCAGTTGATGATCTATTATAGATCAAAGCTGCTTGAGCAGATATTGTTGCTGATGTAAAACTTGCGTTTGCAAAATCAACAAATGCTGTTGAAGCTGTTGCGCTAGTTGCTGTTAAGCCAATAGTTGGACTTGTTAAAGTTATACCACCTGCTGCGTATGTTCCTGATGCGCCTACTTCGTTTGTTGCGGAATAGGCTGTTGTGTTTCCATTTAAAGTTACAGAGTTTGTGTACAGAGCGAGATTGATTGTATCGTTATCAATATCATGATCGCCTTCTAATAACTGTTTTTTAAATGAAGCACAGACTGCTTGATTTATTGTCATTTTTTAGTTACTCCCTTATGGTGTTAGCGATTTCATCGGAATTCGTAACACACCATTTTGATACTCATCCCTACGTTTACGACCCATTTGCTCTTGTGCAAAATCTTGCAGAGCTACTTGGTACTTACTTTCGTATAATTGCATATCTTGTGGGTTTTTCAAGTAAGAAAAAGCCTCCGATAAAGTTCCAAATAATAAAACTTCAGGAGCGTTATTAGACAAAAATGTTGTGGTGGAGGTTGTTCCTGAACCATTCCCTAATCTTTCGGCTGTTTCATCATACCACATCTCCACTGTATAAGCTACATTTGGAGTAGGAGCTACAATCAAGGTTGTTGCGTCCCAATTACCCCAATACTTGGGTTGCCCTGTAAAATTTGTATCTGTCGTGGATCTTTCTACCGAATATTCGTCCATAAAAGTGGCATCTCTTTGCTCTAACCAAGTTCTTGTTCCATCATCAGCTACGATTTGTAAGGCTCTAGCAAATCTAAATCCACCTTCTGGACCACTGACATCTAGAAAAGCATTATTAGCTTCAAAGGTTGTAGTGGCATATCTTCTTTGATCATCAGAATCTAATTGTCTAGCTACTTTATTTTCTATGTTAGTTAAAAAAACATTAATCACAGAATTAGACAATACATCACTTGTTACTTCTGTGTAATTTCTTACATTATCTAAAAGTTCTGAATAATTCATGATATCTCCACTGTCACTTTACCAACACTTGAACCAATAATCAATGCTCTACTTGGTTCAGACGGTTGCATTCCATTTGATTCAAAAGATGAGTCTCCTGAAGCTCCAACAAAAACAGTCATAGGTTCTTGTCTCGCTGGTCTGGCCCAAGGTAAAGCTTGTGCATCAGCACTATGATAAGGAGGATCTAGTTGAGGGTGTTTGGGTTCAAAACACTCAGGGCAGGTTTCCAAACCATTCCATTCTTTTTTTAGTTGAAGAAAATTATATTGTTGACCACAACGATCACAAAGTGCTAAGGCATATTTACCTGTTGCAAAAGTAGACATACTATGACCCTACATAATAATTTTGAGGAACTATATGCACTGAAGCTCTTTGTCCATCTTCGGTGAGAGCTCTCTGTAATTCATCTTCATAATATAATTTTAAAGATTGAGTCATTTGAGGGTTTTTCTTTTGCGATAAATAAAAAGCTAGGCCTGAAACCATACAAGGAAGAAATCTAAAAGGAGCGTCAGGCTGATTTGTATAAGCTCCAGCGTCCTGTATTCTACCTATGTAGTTATAATTAATTTGAGTATCTGTTGTATTAGGTGTTTGATAAAGATTAATTTGAACGTTAGACAAATTTCTCTCAACATAATATTGAGTAGGCTGTCCTTGAGAAAATTTATTAGGCAAAGCCTGATACTCTGATCGTGATATCTTAGTCATAGTAGTGTCAGTTGTTGTGCCGCTTGATATTTGTCTAAAAGTCATTTCTAAAACATCACTTGCATCACTTGGAGCAGTATAGGTAGTTGTGCCTGCTGTTAAATTAGCAGTTTCATTTTCTACTTTCCATAAATGAATACCTCTGTTCATCCACTCTTGAAAAAGAATATTCAAACTTCTTCTAGCTGATTTTAAATCATAGCCTGAACGTGTTTCAACGCCACATCTTTCGTAAGCGTCTTCTACAACGTCATCTATATCTAAATTAAAAGTAGTTGTACCAGAGGTAGCCATATTATTTTTTCATCATTCCGCCGCCACGTTTTTTGGCCATGCCACCGCCACGTTTTTTAACGACAGATTTTTTCTTTGCTGGACCACCATCCATCATTCCCATGGCCATTGCTTTTCTTGGTGAAACATTTCCACCCATACTCATTTTCTTCATCATGCCACCGCCACGCTTTTTGGCCATGCCACCTTTTTTCATTACTTGTTTCTTTTTTGCCATCATGATTTTACTCCTTTTTTAAAAAGTTTTTCGTACGTATTTTGCCTTTCAGCTACTACTTCATCGTAGTATTCCTTAGGCCATTTCTTATAATAGCCTATCTTATGTAGTTTGCAACTTGCATCATACAGTTGTTTAAATTTTTGTATAAGCATCATAGAATATTCTAAGTCGCCATGTTTTACAGGTTCCTCAGTGGGGTCACAAAGAAAAGCTTCACTATCAGGATCAGCAGGTGTTTCAGGATGAAATCCCATAAAGTATACATCTCTTCTGTTATAGGTTTTATTATAAAAATCTATTTTTTCTTGAAATTGTTCAGGATTATATTGTTCAAAAAAAGGATCGCAGTAAATTATAATATCATGTTCTTTTTTATTCCAAGACTTAATGACTGAAGTTAAGTGTTTTTCATATTTAGACTTATCCATGCGAACTTCAATTCGCACTTTTTTATCTTTTCTCCATTTAGCAGCGAAAGGACACGCTGGAAAACCTATATGTTTATTCATTGGTTCCAAGACAGTCTTGGACCAATTAACTACATCAAGCTTTATTTTTTCTGCTTGTTTTTTTCTTGACAAAAGTTTTCACATTAGTTGGTTTACCACCAACTCCTTGAGCCACTGCTCTTTTTCTTGACACTGCTGATTTTCTTTCTCCCTTTGACATACTTGTGGCTTTCGACTTAGGAACACATTTTGGATACTTTCTTTTAGCATCTTTCTTTTGTTTCGATCTACCACACTTGGCAAATCCTCCTCCTTTTTTTGGAGAACCTATATCAACCCATTCTTGAGAAAACCACTTTTTTAAGCCAGATTTAGCCATTACATTTTTTGAGTTACTTTTCTTTTATTTTCCATAATCATTCCACATCCTTTAGCTATTCCACCTTGATCATAATTAGATATCTTTTTTCTTTGTTGAGAAATTGAACCACCTTTTGCCATTGGCTTAGGTCCTTTAAAATCTTTTCTTTTTTTACCACTAGGGTCTTTTATTTTACCAGCACAAATTTTAGAAGCATACGCATTTGCATACGCTGAAGGATAAACGTCAAACTTTCTCTTTGCGGCTTCTTTTCCTCTTTTACATAATTTAGTCATTTTTATTGTTCTCTTCTATTTCAAGTCCACATATACATTCGTAATCTTCATTACACTTACACATCTATTTTACTATTCCACCTTTTTTCTTAAAGCCCATTTTATTCCTTACTTTTTTAGGTAATTTTTTAAGACCTTTATTTTTTGATGGTATTGGTTTTAGTTTTTTATTCATTTTCTTATCTCCTGTAGATACTTCCTTTTGCATTTGTGCTCGTGATATGACCACTAAAACTCACTATAATTCTTAATTAAGAATTCTTCCATCCAAGCCATTTTTTCATCAATTGCTTGAATTTGTACTTTTATAACAGCAACATCTTGTTGCATTTTTGCAACACTGTCTGCTTTAACTTCTACTGCATTTAAACGTTCTGACCACATACCCCATGTCATGGCTAATGTTCCAAATAACACTAAATAAGGTAATACTGTTTTAATTTCTAGTTTCATTTTGTTTTAGCACTCATATTACTTAAAGGGTTATTTAAAGCCTTATTAATTTGTAAGTCAAGACTTTCTTCAATGAGCTTTAACTCATCAAATACTTCTCTTGTATCTTCTTTTTGTCTATCTTCCACGTCATTTACAATTTCAGTTATGTGTCGAATATCATTAGCTTGTTGACGTAAATCAGCCTTCATATCTGAACGCATATCACGTGCCACATCACTGATTATGGTAATTTCGTCCAATATTATATCTAGTTCTGATTTTAAAACTGCTATTTCTTCATCATATTTAGATAGATCAGGAGCTGTATATTCTTCTATTTTGGCTTTCATATCAAGATAATCATCATAGAACTTATATACTGTCCAACCACCGCCGATGGATTGCGCCTAATAAGGATAAGATAATAAAGAATTTTCCTCCAGAAAACTTAATTCCCTGATACTCAATACTGGCCATTTATCATCTCCTGAATTGTATTTTCTTGTGCCATATCAAATAACATACCATATTGATCCTCTAATGTCTTGTTTAAATACTCCCCTACATCTACTTCTGTAAAGCTTTGAGTAGGAGTAAAGAAGGTTTTTGTATCACCTAATATCTGCATTACAAGTAATGTTTTTGTTTGAGCAGTGTCGTCATAACGTTCTTTATCATCAATATCTTTAACTATTTTTGTAGCTGCTTTTTCTTTTGCTGAAGGTTCTTTTGCAGGTTTTTCTTCTGGTTCTTCAACCTCTTCAGGTTTTTCTTCTACAGTTTTAGGACTATTTTCACTTTCTACAGGAACCTCTTCTTTAGTTTCTTCAACAGGCTTTTCTGAAGGTTCTTCTTTGGTCTCTTCGACACTAGCTACTTCAATTGTCTCTTCTAATTCTGCTTCAATTTCCATTTCTACTTCTGCCATTTGTGTTTCAGGTTCTGGTATATCTACTTCAAAATCTGTTTGTATTTCTTGTATTTCTACCTCAACCGTTTCATAAGAAACTTCTTCTTGTTGAGGTTCTATAGGTTCAAAACTCACGTCTCCCGCATCATCAACAACGACATCATTAAATTCAATAATCTCTGTAGCATATTCTATTTCTACAGGATCAAAGATATTGAGATAAACTATTTCTTCTACTGAAGTGATTTGTTGTTCAATAATCGTATTGATAACATTGTAGAATACATTGACCGATACATCGTCAAATAAAGGACCTATAGCAAGATTAATATCCCTACCCCCTATTTCAATTGTTAAACTTTTTAAAACGCCACTGAAATCGAAAGCTCCATTGTATGATTGATAGCCTGACGAAACTCCAGATTCAGACAAAACATCAGTGCCTGAAAAGACTGTAGTCCCTCCATTAGTTCCTGTAATGTGCATGTAGATTCGATCTTGAGCATCTTGTTTATCAACCTTTATGGAATATCTAACTTGACCACCCTTATCTATACTTAAATCAGAAATGTCAATTGTATTAACAAATGTTGTACCCATACCATCAACACCCATATTAGAAGTTGAATTACCTCCACCTGTAATCTGAGCACACTTATCAGAACCGAGGCCATAACAAGAATTACCACTAGGAATATTTGCAGGGCCTTGACCACCCCAATCGTAATCCATATCACCTTCTTTGCTTGTAGTGACATAATCATTATCACCATCAAGAATGTCTCCTGAATCTTCATTAGTAACAGTTGTTGTAGTGGTGGTTGTGGTGGTTGTGGTGGTATAGATAATTTCTGTACCTTTATCTTCTTCTGTTTTTTCTACAGTAACATCTTCTTCAATAGTGACACCAGGAGTACAAAGTCCTTCTACATCAGGTAAGCAAGTATCTGCTTTAGAATAAAAGGAGACCAGTAGTAAGAATAAACAAAGTTTTAAATAAAGCAGCTTGTTGTACATCACTAAACTCCTGTGTTTGCGGTTTTGTTTGAGCTATATAGTCTTCTCTAAATTTAGATCCAACAGGGATCTTATTAGGATTAGTCTTCCAATAAGTAGCCGCTTCAGCGCCTATGGCTCCTTCTGCTGGGCACGGAGTCCCTGCATCGAGCATGCTGTCCCAGACACGAGGGTCTTGACATAATAATGCCACCGCCGCAACTTTCATGCCATATTGGTACATAGCACGACTAGCACGGAGAGTCTCACAAAATTCGTCTGTAACGACATAGCCTGAAGCTAATCCTAAAACATTATTTTGTACACTAGCTCCAATTCCAATTTTACATATATCACTATTATTATTCATGATAGTTGGAGCAGATGCTGTAGGAGGTGTTGAATTGGTTACAACCGTACTCGACACGGTATTGGTTTCAGCTTTTATATCAGTTATTGTAGCTACTAATGTAAAGAAAAAAAGAATTGTTATAAGTAGTTTCATCTAACACTTTCCATCTTTTTCTAGCTTGACGTAATCTTGAATTTGGATCTTTTGCTGCTTTTGGGAATTTTTTCATTTGACCAGCAGATCTAGCACAGAAAGATTTTCTTCTTTTTGCATCTTTACTACCTTTCTTTACTTTACCTGTGACTGCTGTTTTTAATTTAGAACCAGGATTGTCTTTTCTATATTTAGCAACACCTGCTTTAGTCATTCCCGCTCCAGATTTAGTGGAGCGGAAATATTTTTTAGTTTTTGGTGGCTGTTTGTCTGCCATTACCCGAAGATGCAAGTCAGTGAAGTTACATTAGTCAATGTAGCATGTATTCTATCTTGAAATCTCATACCTGTATCACCGATGTAAGTTTCAATTACCGCTGTAGCAGAAGCAGGAGTGTCAAGATCTAATAAAGTTGATCCTCCACTACCATCTTTTAAAACAATGCTTCCAGCAGATGCACCACAGATAGCATGAATAGCAATAAGTCTTGCAGGACCTGTTCCTACATTTCCTGTTGCTGTTACTTTAGCCGATCTATAGTTAATCATAATTTACTCCTTACGCAGGTACATCGCCAGCAAGTGCTATTGAATTATTTTGTAAATATTTCACAGTCACTGTTGCAGCACCTGTTGTTGCATCACCACTAGCTCCTGTAAAATCAGCTACCACTTGAATATCGGTTGTGCCAATATCGGTAGCTTCCGTGTCAAGAGTACCATAAGTAGTACCTAATGCTTTAACATTCGCAGCATCAATAAAAGCATTGGCATCAGCTATTGTTCCCACTGAAACAGTTGCAGCACCAGAGTCATTGTTTACTGTGGTGACGTTCAATACCACATCGGTAATTTGTGAATTTGCAGGAATTGTTGCTATCACTTGGTTTAAGTGAGAAGCACCAATAATATCAGCAATTGCTGATTGTGCCATTACAACAAAACCTGTGTTCTTGACATCTGATCCAAGAGTAGTTCCTGTTGTGTCTTTAATTGTTCCAGACTTTACTGGTCCAGAAAATGTAGTTGTTCCCATGTCTATCTCCTTTTGTTAATAGTCCCCGAAGGGTCATAGGGTTAATAAAGTTGTATTTTGACATAAAAAAAGGGCGCAGTCAAAGACATACGCCCCTCTTATTAAATTAGTTGTTATAGACTATGCGCCTGAAGTTCCGAAAATACCTCTAGGATCTGAGAAACCAAATGAGTATCTCTCTCTAGCTTTGTATCTTACGTTACCTGTATCGAAATCACCTTCCATATTTGTAGAAAGTGCAGTTCTTGTGAAGTGCTTTAAGCCATTAGGTGCATCAGTTTTAATGTAGAATGCGTTCACGTCAGTTAAGAAGTGGTTCACTACATAACCTTCAGGAATCATTCCCATATTTCTGATTGCGTTAATGTCGTTATCAGCAGTTCCTGTTCTTAAAGCTGAAGCCATTAATCTGTCAGCAGTAAACTGTAATTCTTTTGGAATTATAAGTTTTCTACCTTGAGTGGCTATTTTAAGACCACGCTCATCCACGAATGCAGCAATGTCAATTAATGACTGCTCAAGTGATGTTTCATTCAAATCAGCATCTGTTGCTAATCTGTTTGATAAAAGACCACCTTGTGCTAGTGGGTGTTGTGTATTAATAAGTGATACACCATCACCACCAGGATTAGTTCCTGAAGCACCCGCAGCAGCAAAGGCTGTGTTTAGAACATCAGCACCTTTTACTTGCTTTGTGTTTGCCATTGATCTTGCAAGAGCTTTTGTGTAACGAGATGAAAGCTGATCATAAAGATTATCTTCGATCGCCTCTTCTGTTATTGCAAAACCTAATGCAATTGTTTCGTGTGTATAACGTGAAGTGTATGCTTCGACCGCTGTGTCATAAGATATGCCGGCACCTTCTGCTTTTGATGGTGCAGAACCGAAACCTGATAACATTACTTCCTCTTCAAACGCTCTGTCTGAAGATTCGTTGTCAAAGATTTCTGCGTGTTCGTTTTCATACCTTGCGTACTCCAAGCCAAACAGTGCGTTTAGACCTGGTTCTAACTCTTTAACGAGTTGACTTCTAGATATAGCCATAGTTTAGATTCCTGTGGTATCTCTATACTGATGTTTGTTAATTCTAACAAGAATGTTAGCGTTAGCAGCAGTATAGTCACTGTTGTCAGGATCTGTTGAAAGATCATAAACAGCGAAGTTTGAAGCGTTGCTAGTTGCAAATGTACTACCGTCAATTGATACGCCTGAAATACCTGATTTGGTAGATCCTGCTGCATAAGTTGCGATATTAGCAGTTGAACCGACTTGCGCTCGTCCAGCGTTTGCATCGTCACATTTGACTTCAAACACTACGTCTGGGTCACTGATTACGTTTGCAACGATATCATCAGCTACAATTGCCCCTGGATAGTGGTTTGAGAAAGTTGGTTTTTGTGAAGTTGGGTCTGTATAGAAACAACCGTTAAAAACACCAACAATCTCAGCACCAGCAGAGGACCCACGAGAGATTGATCCGTTTGCGTTTAGCACGACAGGATCTCCCATAAAAATGGAATTCGTTTCGTTGCTAGCTATGGTCATCTGTTGTTGACCTTGGCCCTGATATGCAGAACCTAGCATTAGCACTGGACGAAATCCAAAGTTGCCTTGTTGATTTGCCATAATATTACTCCTTTGTAATACGTTGTTAGTATTGGTCGTTCAACAAACCGTGCCGATTACGACTTGTTTCCTTTACCAAATGTTACATTGGTTTGCCTATGGGGTTTACTGATCGGCATCCGAGGATCCTCAATTTTCAGTAGATCGCTGTCGACAGCCTCTTTTTGGCTCTCGGTTAAATTTTTGTAATAAGAGTTTCTCTCTTCAACAGTTTCTACTGGCATACGAGCTAACAGTAACCCACCTACCCCTATCACACCAGCGTGTTTTCCATCATCAATAGTAGGAAGTTGCCAATCAGGATACTCGTCAGCTCGGACTAATTCCCAACCTTCTCGTAATTTTCCCATGATATTTTTAGTATCATCATAACCTCTGACTGATTCCCTAATCCATCTGTGTTTAAAACCTTCAGGTGCTGGGGGTGCGTCTAATGAAGAGGGTCTAGTCCAACCTGTTTTACGAGCTGTCTTTTCCCTAGTCTCATTAGATCTTGACGTTTTATTTACCATATTATCTCCAATCTATACATATTTAGCGTATTGTTCAAGAGTAAGACCTAGTTTTTTTGCAATTGCTACTTGACTAGGGGTTAGTTTTACTTTTTTAGAACCGCTTGTTTTTTGTGAACGAGAAGCAGAAGCCACCATTACAGGTGCTTTTTCTTTTGTTTCGGATTTTGCTTCTCCAAATTTATGAGGAAATTGATTCCTCATGTAAGAGTTTATTTCACCATAATATTCATCACTTTTAGGGTCATATCCTTCTTTTAATAAATTTTTATGATGAGCAAGAGCAGTAAAAGTCATAGCTTCGTCTTGACCAAACCATTTATTATCCTGCGCCCATTGTTCTGCTTTTACATCAGGTTGTCTAGGAACAGGTTGCTGCTCCTGTGGTTTTTCAGCCATTAAACCTTCTTGTTGTTTTTGTAAAGCTTCTCGTTGTTGCTTAGAAGCTAATGCTCTTTCTTCTTCAATAGCTAATCTAGTCAAGGCTCTTTGAGCTTCAACTTGAGCATTAACATCATTGTTCAACAAAGCATCTTGATAAGATTTTTTAGTTTGTTCTATTTGAGATTTAACTCTACTTTCGTATTCACTAATATAATTCTCATCTAAAGACTTTATTTTATTTTCATAATCTTCGTATTTTTTCTTAGCGTTTTCTGCAAAACGAAGAGCTTCTTGTTCACGTTGTTCAGTTTTTTCTACTCTATCTAAAAGTTTTTTAATTCTTCTTTGAACATTTTTAGAGTATTTATCTAAACCATCATCTTTAGAATCTTCTTCAGATGATTCTTCTGTTTTATCCTCAGATGAAGTCTCTACTTTTTCTTCTTCGACTTTTTCTTCTTTAGTAGATTCTTCGCCTTGAAGTTCAACCTCTTGACCCTCTCCTGTAGTGTCAAGGTCTACCATTTTTTCTTCAGTCATTTTTATCTCCTTAATAGATAGTTAGTACGTCTTTTGGATCTTTCAACTTTGCTAATATTTCATCATCATTAAGAATACGTATTTCTCCGCCTTCAATTTTGACTCTAGAGCCAGCATATTTAGCAAATACTACCCAATCACCTTTTTTACACCAAGGTCCATTAGGAAATTTATTCTTATCAGCATAAGCATCAGAACCCATACTTAATATTAAACCCACATTAGTAGTGAGCTGTTGTTCCTCGATGGCTTTATCAGTAAGTAATAAACCACCCTTTGTTTTTTCTACGCCTTTATAAGGTAGAATTACCATTCTCCAACCTGTCGCTTGAGGAACTCTTTCCATAGCAGGTTCTTTATTCTTTTCTTCATTTGTTTTGGTTTTCTTTTGAAAACCTTTAGGAAGTATTAGTTTACTCATCTTTCATTACCTCATTATGTAAGTCTTGGTAGTCCAATAAAAATTGTTCTAAAGCGTGTAGCTTACCTAATTGATATTGGTATTCATCAAACGACTTTAAAGCCCTAGATAAAAGATCTTCTTTTCTTTCTTCTATCTTTTGTTGAATTAGTTTTTTTACTTTGTAATCGAAACGATCCACTATTTTATAATTTTCTTAGATTTTTCGAAGCTGCGAAGGCCGGCCATTCCGAGCAAGGCTGTGACAAGCGGGAATAAAGTCGACATGTCAAGCTCAGGTAAAGGTGCATGATCTACACTAAATGCAGCTAAACCAAACATAATAAATTGTTTTAGTACATATTCCCAAAGTATTGCTAACGCACAGGACATCCCGATGAGGGGGCGCCACGACCGCTGCATGATACCACCGATACCTGTGGCAGTAGACTTAGCATCAGCTAAGTTGATATCCATTTGCTTGGAGTTAATCTCGTTTTCTAATTGTTGAAGTTTTATTTTAATCTGACCTTTTTCTTCTTCTGAAGTGTGGACACTGTCAATAACTTTACCGACAGTGTCTACTAAAGATCCGCCTAATAATTTAGATAACATTGATTAGATGTATTGAGCAGCTACCCAACCGATTACTACACCGATTACAAGCCATTTTTTCTTTGGGTGTTTATCCCAAAGGTCCTTAATCCATTTTTGCATTAAAATACTCCTTCGAATTTGAGTCCTTTAGAAGCTATTCCATATCCCTTTTTTTTCTTTGTGTCTTCTGGTACAGAACCTACTGGCACTATTTTTCCATAAGGAATATCCATTCCTTGTGACTTAGGTCCTTTTTTAGGAGGAATAGTTTTTGTTAATCGTTTAGTCATTAGTGTAATGTTAAACTATTTTCTTCTGTTTTCAACCTACTAATTTGAGTAGTTATGTAAGTATCTGCAACATACTCTCCATAGGCGTCTACCATTGCTTCACGACTCATACTTAACATTACTTGAGCTAATTCAACAAGATCAACACCTTTTTCTGCTTGACCTTGAATAAAGACTCTTGTTTCATCTATTATTTTTTGAACTCTTGCTTCTGTTTTTTTATCAATCATACTCATAATATACTGTGGTTTAGGCATTTTTATTTCTCTGATTTAATGTTTGCGTAGTCATTTTGTCGTACTGAACTTCAGCTCGCCTATCTGCAATATCATAATCTTTTTGTATTCTAGCTTGATCAATTGCAGTTCTTTGTCTAAGTCTTTCAGCGTCTAATTGTATTCTTGCTTGATCTCTTTGAGAATCCATTTGATCTTTTTGTGCATCTTGTTGTAGTTCTTGTTGTTTTAATTGTATAGCAGGATCAGGTTGTCCTCCTCCAGAAAGTTGTTGAGATGTTTGTTTTAATTCTCCCATGAACTGAGCTTCTAATCTAGCAATAGCCTGATCCATGTCTTCTTCAGGAAGTTGTCCTTGACTAATTAAGAATGATACTTGTTCTTTTGCTTTTAAAGATACATGTTCCAAAATGTGTTTCTGTAGTTTCATAGCCATAGCAGGGTTACTTAAAATCATTTGATTAGTTCCAAAAATTAAATGGTTTTGAATATGTGCATCATGATCTTGTCCTTCGTAAACACGCATTAAATTACCATCGAGTAAATCTGAATGTTCCATAGCAGGATCTTTTGGAGCTACTGGAGTATCTTTTCGTAAAATTTGATCCACATCTTTTACACCTAAAGCTTCATACATTCTGCGATATGCCTCTTTCATGTTGTGTAAATCAGGGGCACTTTGTGCTAGCTGTAGTTCAGTTTGTGCTAAAGTAACTCTTTGTGCTGTGGAGAAAATGTTAGGATCCGCTATAGGCAGTACATCTAAACTACTATCAAAGTCTTCTGCTTTAATAGTTCTATCAGCACCTTCTACAGAATAAGGGTATGTTTCTGGTAAATAATCACCAAAAACTTTATATAATAATTTAAATTCTTTTCTTTGAGAATAGTAGCAGCGTTTATGAATCGCTGACATAATTTTGGAACCACGTTCTAATAAAGCTATTGTTGTTCCGACAGGAGCATTTTGATTAGCGTCTCCCACTTGCATATCTGCGATGCTAGCGAATCGTTGTCCGGCTTGCACGACAAAACCTAAAAGACTGTATAATGTTTGAGAAGGTTCCTTATAAGGAAGGGGCATAAAAGAGTTTCTTAAATCACCGTTTGGTGCATCAATATCTCTAAACTCTCCGGGTTGTAAAGGATCAGCATCGTCTCTCATACGGATACCCCGGGCTTTAAATCCTGCGGGTAGATTGGATAGAGTACCGGCATCAATTAGTTGTCGTAAAATATCAGTAGCTGTTCTAGATAAACCACCGATCATGTGAATTAAACCAAAACCATAAAAACCTAAACCAGGTAAAAACTTATATTGAACAAAGTATTGTTTCTTCATTTTCTTCGGATCATCTTTTTCAAAATTTCTACGAATACCTACGACCCTACTAGATCCCTCTTCTATAGTTACAATGTAAGGAATTTTTATTCCTGTCATTTCTCCTGTTTCATCTTGGTCTTCGAAATTTTTTAAATCTATAGAAGTATGAAACTCATAAAGCTTTATAACTTTATCTGCATAACTAGGTCTTTGACCATCAATCTGATCATACTTTTGTTTGACTCTATCTGCCTCTGCTTCTTGAGGAAGTATTTCTACATCTTTGTAGAAACCAGAAACTTGTTTTTTACGAAAATCATTGTAACTCATGTTAATGACATGACAAATTCTTTCGCAGCCATCTAGGTCTGTTGCCATATAGTTAACAACTAAATCTTCTGCGGGAACAAACTTAGAAACAGGTCTGTCCATTAACTCATCGTAGTAAACTTTTTTAAAGGTCGATCCCGCTAAAGGTAAATAAAATAACATCTGATCATACTCTGGAGTATAATCTTCCATTTTATTCATTAACTGAAAATTCATAAACTCTTGAACACGTCCAGCTCTTGCATACTTGTCCGGTGTTTCTTCTCCCATGATAATAGTTCGCACAGGTCCGCCTGCAGGTAACAACTCTTTAAACGCTGTCGCTTGAAACTGTGTAGCACTCTCAGCTAGAAGAGGATGACTAGCGGCACTCGCTCCGCGGAACGGGTTTGTTCTCTCTTTGTAATTTAAACCTAGAAGATCTAATCCTTTGATATAAGCGTCTTCCCATTCTTTACGAGAAGATTTATCACTTTCAAAATCTCCCATTAGTTCATCTGATAATTGATCTAAATCACGATCATCAATAACTTCTGCTAAGTTAGAGTAAAATTCTATTTCAGGTAAAGCTTCTCTTGGATCAAAATCAAGAGTGGCACCACCCTCTTCGTCCATTTCAATTTCTAAACCTTCAGGTGTTGGAATTTGTTGTCCATCAACTATTACTTCCGTTTCTTTTTTTAAAATTTCAAGTTCAGGTTTACCACCTAGGTCTAAACCTTTATCAATATTATCTGCCATAATTTTTAAAATATATCTTTTTTAGTATCATACAAGGGTTATTCACCCTCCATGGTCCGCGGTTCATTAGTCAATGACCTCTTGTCATCATCTACAATCAGACCTCTATCATGAGTTATACCTTGTGAATCATACTTTTCCAACAAATCAATGAGCTCATCTTTTGACATCTGATCCATTGTTTCTTCGGATTTATTTTTCAGATCATAGAATCCTGCCACACGGCCCCTGGCCACTTCTGCGTTGATGGCTGCTGAGTAATGCTTATCTCCACGAGCTTCGTCCCGCATTTCTTTTAACGCCGTCAAATGAGAAGCCATCGAAACACCTGATGTCTCATACAGGTCTTGTTTTATCTCATTGATCGCTTCCACAATATAAGGATTTAATTTGGGATTTAATAATTCATGTGCCGTTTGTCTTGCACGATTAGAAGAATAGCCTGCGAGTCTAGCCGCTTCGCTTGCCGAAATTTTGCCTGTTAAAGTTTGTTGGACGTAGTTCGTGACGAACAACATTTGCTTGGGCGTTAGCTTTTGTTTGAGTCTTCTATCCTCAGGATTTATTTTTTTAACCGTTATAGTATTCATAGTTTCGTTTACTCCTTGGTATATAGTCATCTTCGTCATCAGCTAATTCCACCAAGTTTCCTTGACGATATCTTAACAAAGCCAATGTCATTGCGTCAACTAAATCATCATGTTCTCCGAAAGGAAAGGACGCACACTCTTCCATCATTTCAATTGCGAAGTCGTCATTGGACCGCCACACGTGGCCCGCTTCGAATATAGGGGCGACTGTATTAACACGAACATGTTTGTCCTGACCGCGGTTCGGGGAATAGGCAGTGGCGTACACGCCAGCTCGTCTAAGCTCATGTATCAAGGGCATCCCGGTTGCCTTTGCTTCAATAATTACTAATTCAGGGTCGTGGTACCTAAGATTTTCCATAGCCATTTTTTTGAGTTCAGGAAAGTCCCATCGACCTTTGTCGATATCTAGCAAAATGATATGAGGCTCGTCACCCTCGTTTGGATAGAATATTCCCCAAGTAGCAATAACAGAATAGTCCGCAGTTTCTTTTTTTGAAAATGCAGTATCGTATGTTTGAATCTTAAAATAACATTCAGGGGTGGTTTCCTTGTCCCACACCCTCCACCATTCGCGTTTAATGATGCTCGTACCATCGTACGTAGGATTTTGTTGCCATTGAGCGTTCCATTTACTAGGAACCAAAGAAGCTTTTACTTTATCAAGTTCTTCAAGTTTCCAATACTGAGGCCAAATAGGTTTTCTTTTCTCTTCATCCTCATCTTCTAAGATGGCAGGAAATTCTACCAAGTCCCATTTATCAGCTTTAAGGTCTCCCATCTTTTTCACAAGTTGAGCTGTTAAATCTTTTTGAGACCAGCGAGTCATCACAATAGCTATTGATCCACCAGGTTGTAAACGTTGTCTAGGACCTGAGGTGTACCATTCATAGGCATTATCCATTGCAGTTTCTGATAAAGCATCTTGTTCTGAATGAGGGTCATCAATAATTAACAGATCAGCACCACGACCGGTGATTGCACCGCCTACACCTGCTGCAAAGTATTCGCCTCCATGATTCGTTTCCCAACGACCTGCAGCTTGGTTATCTGTTCGCAACGTTACACTAGGGAATATACGTTTATATTCTTTTGTATTCATTAGGTTACGAATTTTTCTACCAAATCTAACTGCAAGTTCACCAGTGTGAGTTGCTTGAATAATTTTTAATTTTGGATTAAGTCCCATCATCCATGCCGGAAACAAATAACTAGCGAATTCTGACTTTGTATGTCTAGGTGGCATGTTGATTATTAAGCGACAAGCTTTGTCGGTAGAAAATTTTTGAAATTTTTCTGATGTTCGTAGATGATGTGGTCCTTCGACAAATTCTGGCCACACCGCTTTAACAAAACGCATAAAATTAGTGCGTGCACCCTCTTGTTCGATCTTTTGACGAAGCAAAACCATTGCTTTTAGCTGCTCTTTGTCTAGTGTTTTGTATTTTTCAATATCCATATACAGATTTAATCCTATTAGTGTGAAAATGCTGCTTACCCTTGTGACCTTGTGCAAACTGTGGGGCGGTTTTTCGTGGGTGGGGGTAAAATTTTGTTCGTATTCTGTTCATTTTTCTCTAAGTACCTAGCGTTTCACAATGTGAAACAAATATTTGTTGCATAATATACATTACAGGGCAAAAAAACAACGTAAAAAGCCTTATTTTTCGCCATTATCTGCTCTCGGCTCGTTGTTCGTGTTTTGACATACCACATATGGGGGGTTGTTTTCTAGTTGTGCTTTAATTGCACACCACGAACCACCGACCTCGGCTCTTGCAACGTGGCAAAAGCTCTGATTGCCCTTCAAAAAATCAAAATCTTTTGATCTATATAGAAAAACCTCCCTTGAAGAAGCGACCCTTTGC